AGTATCCAAGTTAATTAAACTTCCAACAGAAGCCGCCCAATTAGCAGATCTTATTTCCCCAGTTGTTATCTGATTACCATCAATCTTTGTTACACCAGGTAATGAAAATGGAGATGGGTCTGGTACAGAATCTGTATCAGGAATGGCTTCAACCATAAAACCATCAAAATAACCAATCAAACCATTACCACCCGCACAATACATAACCAACATACCATTAGTTTCAGAAGCATCAGTTAAATCAACAACAAAACTATATCTTGTCCATGAAGCTGGAACTGTTATATCATCTGAAGTAGGATCGGCTGGGTAAGCTGTTCCACTTGACATTTTTATATATGGTCTAAATGAAATATCGGTTCCCTTTGCATATAAACTAACTAACCATTTTGTATTAGGTTCAAATTTCATATTATAATCTTCATTGGAAGTTCCGAAATACATTGATCCTTCATTTGAAGCTATTTGTTGAACTTTAACTGATTTGCTACCAAATACATATTCACTTGAATCTATTGATGAACTTGCATAAGTTGACTCAACAAAAGCAGGAGCAGATGACAAATCAAAATCTGTATATGGTGCATACATTATATTTGTTGAAAGTATCCAAGTTAATTAAACTTCCAACAGAAGCCGCCCAATTAGCAGATCTTATTTCCCCAGTTGTTATCTGATTACCATCAATCTTTGTTACACCAGGTAATGAAAATGGAGAAGGATCTGGTACAGTATCTGTATCAGGAATAGCTTCAATCATTATACCATCAATATAAAGATCGTATGCACTTACATCATTTCGAATATATATTGCCAATTCACCATTTGTATCTGTATTTAATGTTAAATCAACCACAAAACTATAACGATTCCATACAGCAGATATAGATTCACGATCAGAGGTAGATGCTGGATATATTGTTGTATTTGCCATTTTCAAATGAGCTCTAACCTCCGTATTATCATTACCTTTGGCATAAAAACTAACTAACCATTTTTTACCGGGAGTTAAATTAATATTATAATCAGTTGATGTCGTACCAAGAAATAAATAATCTTCATTCGCATCAGAAATTTTAAGTGACTTGTCTCCAAAATAATGTTCAGTAGAATCTAACGAAGCACTCGCTTCAGCGCTAATATTATCAAACCCAGGAGCAGATGATAAATCAAAATCAGCATAAGGAGCATACATTATATTTACTCCACCACCTACGTTTATAGTTCCATCAATAAATAAATTGTCGCCATCATAATATAATGATGCATTAGAACCAGAACCACCTAACATCATTGTTCCATAATCAAGATCAATTAAACTACCAATTGTATTATTATCCCAATTAGAAGATTGTATTTCACCTCCCACAATAGCACTATCATTAATTAAACTACCACTTAAATATAAATCAACACCATCATGATATAATGAAGCATTTGAACCAGATCCTCCTAACATCATTGTTCCATCATTAAGATTAATTAAACTCCCCACATCAAAATTATTCCAATTATTTGATTTTATTTTCCCAGCAGATATTTGATCTCCAGTCGTCAATGTTGTTTTATTTCCTCCCGGATTTAAATACAATCCTCGAACTTCATTCTCTGATAATTCCTTGTCGTAAAATCTTAATTCTGCCAATCCACCATAATGTTGATTTATTCTAATATATGTCGACCCTGACATATCCAATGATGTTGCTGTAACATCAAATGAAAACTTCGTTCCATCTATATAATAATCAGCAACTTGACCAGGTTTAGATACAAAAACAAAATGATGTAAATTATTATCAACTACACCTTCATTATGTGTATCATCAAAATTTGTAGTAATAGGTTCAGATGTTGTTCTTATTAAACGAAATGTATTTGTATTATAATATGGTTGTAAATGCCAATTTATACCATCTATATCTGTAACGCTCAACAAATAACTAAATGCATAAAGACTCGAATCAACATTAAACCACACAGAAAATGACCATGAACCAGACAAACTGTTTGAGTTTGCTAATGTGTTCATATTTAATATACCATCAGATGATGTCACATAATTACCTGATGGTCCTCCGGAACTAATAACGAAACTACCAGTGACAATTCCATGATTAGCATTGCCAGAATAATCATATGAACCTGATGTAGTATCTTCAAATACAACTATTTCATCAAAACTATAATATGCTCGTAATGTTACATCAACTGGTATGGCTGGTAACTCATCAATACCAACAGTAACATCTCCTACAATAGCTAATGAACTTCCATCCCATGTAATATAATTCGTTGAATCTCCAACACCAAATAAACCATTATCATACCAATAATTGTAATCATTGATATAAGTTCCACTTGCTGCTGTTAAACTTGTCTGTGATGATGCTGGTACACTTGACCCTATTATATACCCTCCAGCATGAACCTTCCCAATAAATGAACCAGTCGTTGCTGTGATCTTACCTGTAAGATAAACATTTTCAGTATATAAACCAAATCCAGGTTTTGTATCACCATATAATAATGCAGGTGATAACCCACTTAAATCTCCAAGCCTTACCTTTAAGTCAAGATCATATACTCCACTACCAGTACGTTCTACAATGTCCATATAAGGTGTATATGGGTCTCTTGGATTAGCATTCAATCTAATGTATCCGCTTTGACTCACACCTGTCGAAACAATTACTTGACCTAATTCATAAGTATAAGCACCACTTCCAGAATCACCAACAATTGAGTCGCCAGATGGATCAGCCAATTGCCCAAAATACCAATTATCATCTGTGTTCCAACTTCTCGTCACATAAAGATTTCCTCTAAAATCAACACCACTTGCTGGATCAATTCTTGACGAACTATCAATAGAAACATATTCTGTCGAAAATCCAGTATCAGTTACCTTTTTAATTTTAACAACTTCACCCCTTGCCCAACTCGAAGCATTTTCGACACTCCACGTAGCATACGTCGCTTCACCAGGAGTTGCACTTATCGTTGAACCACTAATTATTGTTGAATTAGCAATCCATAATTGACCACCAACAGCATTCACTGTTTCCTTTTCAAATACAGTTGTACTCAATGTTCCACGAATTCTCGCATTTTCAAATTCGGCATACCCATTGAAATCACCAGTTATTCTCCAACCAGTCAATCCACTCGCGAAATTAGATGTTTGTAATGTACCATCACTATCCATAATCAAATTAGTTGAATATATTTGATTTTCATTTATCTTCCATCCACCTATTGACGCAGACCTAAATATAGCATAACCCAAATCGCTAATTGATGACGATGCATTTAAATATGTCGCTGGTGATCCGCCTATTTCAGCAGGAGTTAATATACTATTTGCAGAAAGTGATCCAAGAATTGTAACACCACCTGTTATTGTTCCACCAGTAAATAAAACATTACTTCCTGTTAAATCACCTTCTGAATTTACATTAAAATTACTTGATGATATTGTTCCATCACCGTATAATTGCATTCCTCCATCAGACGACTGTAACATATTTGGTAAAATACTCCATCCACCGATATTACCTTCACTTGCTGAAATATATCCACTGAAATTTCCATCTGTCGCCCAAATGGAACCTGTTATTTCAAGCTTACCTGTATCAGTCCTAAACCTTAAAGCATGTGTTCCACCATCAGGAGACGAACCGCTACCACCATGCAATTCAATTCCAACAGCATCATATCTCGGTGTACCAGATAATGTATTCGTATCAGTTAATACTGACCCACTCCAAATCATAAATCCACCAGGACCTGATCCATCACTTGCACTGTAATATCCTTCATAACCAACATTTCTCAAATAGGCAGATTGAACTCCAGATATTTCAATACCCTTATTAAGCACATTACTAATATAAAGAGATCCTGTTAATAAATTGTCGTCGCCAGCAATAAAGAAATTTTTGATTATAAAATTCTGCCTTAAATAAAGCACTTTGATCTCGTTGCCAATCATTAATAGGAATAAGAAATATTGTGCTTCCAGGAGAAAATCCTGTTTCTTGAGCCGCTGACAATCCTATGTTAGAAACATACCAATCACCAGAATCAACTACAAATTGAAGTTGTCCAGTACCTGTTCTGTCTGGGAAAAATCCTTGATCTATTTCTCCTATTAATGATTCATCCCTACCCAATTCTATTTGTTGAACTAATTTACCTCTCCCATTAAATTTCGGTGATAGATTAGCTGTATCATTGAACGCTGAACCAGAAGCAAAAATATATAATGTTGCCTGGGAAAGTGTGGTTCCCGTAATACTAATTTTAGATGTTTGTCGAGCATAAAATGATGCTTCAAATAAATATTCTGTATTATAGGCAAAATCTAAACTTTGTGAATTAGGATAAATTACATCATAATCTTTGTATGCTCGAGCAACCGAACTTCCAGTGATATACATAGCATCTAATATTGTTTGACTTGTATGTAAAAGAGCTACAGGTTCATGAGTACCTTGTCGCGATGAAGTCCAATATGTATCAATAGTATCTTGACCATATAAATATCCATAACGAGTATCAATATTTGTAAATTGATCGTCAAGCATTAATTCGCGACTTTCAAGAACAACGTCGCCTATTGGTTCGTAATCTTTTCCACTACCAACATATTTCATAAAAAGTTTAGTTGAATATACATCTCCTGAAAATGTTGACATATCATTAATGTGAACTTTAGCAAATGACCTATAATTTTCTGTTTCAGAATAAGTTGGTTCAGTTACATATCTAATAGTATAATCACTTGGATTAAAATTTTGATATGTCGTCGTTGTTGGAATCTTAAATACAGCATCATCAAACTTCTCAATTCTTGATATTGCTTCATACTCTGGTGTTAAATTTCCAGTAACTTGATATGGAATAGAAGCAACGGCAACAGTTTCATTAAAAACGGTTTTTATTTTTGTTGTATAACTTTGAACATATGGAGCTGGCGTAGTAACAGTAAGAATACCACCAACCATTAATCTATTAAATTCGCCTCCGTCACTCATTATGAGACTATAATCTCCAAGTGTATTTCCTGCTATTTTACCAACACTATAATCAACATATTCAGGATTTGAACTCGTTGTATAAGTTCGTTCAAGATATGGAGCATATACTTCTTGAGCATCAATTACTGGAGTCGTATAAAATCGTATTTTGGAGTCGTTGCGTAAAGCAGGATCTACAAGAATTTGTTTTTGCCATCTTATATTCGATATACCTTGCCATTCAGTTGGAATACGCAAAAATCGAGAAGTTTCCCGAGTCCCAGGATAAATTTGTGCTTCACCAACAATTGTTATCGTTGCGGCACCATATAATTCATCAGGATAAACATATACTGAAATAAGACGAGACGATCCTTCGAGATATTTTGGATATTCTGAATATATCACATTCCCCTCAGCGTTAAGAACTTCAACCTTAACCTCAGAATTTGGTTTCAAAAAAGACGAACCATTAATTCTAAACGCTGTTTTCCCTCCAGGGAATGTTTCAGGAACTTCAAATATTCTGAAAAATGTAGAAGTAGGATTAGCATCATCAATTAATACGTCGATTAAATTTAATCCGACATATGTATTACTTTTTCTTAAAATAGACATTCAAATCTCCAAATCATATTATACAGTACTTGTATATAAATATATGATTTGAAGATAATTATCTTTTAAAGCACGATTTTACTAAATCCATCTTCAGATTTCAATTCAATGTGTTGATCAATGAAATCTTTGATATAATCGAGGTGAGAAATAATAATAACAAAATCAAATTGTGTTTTCAAATACTCAAATAACCTATAAAGATTGTTAGAATTTTCAGAATCTAAACTTCCAAACCCTTCATCTATAACAAGAAAATTAGGACGAGGTAAACTTGATACACTTAATAATGCAACCCGAATTGCTATACTTGTAATGAATCGTTCCATTCCACTCACCAATTCTACTGCCCATACATTATCTTCATCATATACAATTTTTGGTTCAATATCTTTACCTTGCTCATCAATGTTAAAGATTATTTGGAAATCTACCATTTGAGCCAGAATATTATTCACTTCATGTTCAATAATTGGCATTGTCTTTACAATTAAATCAAACGGAACTCCATCTTTTTCAACCGCTTCCATATAATACTTATATGCCAATGATTGAATTTCTAAATGTTTAACTTCAGCAATTTCGTCTTCAATTCGTTGTTTTTTATTTTTATTCAATTCTAAGTCGCTGTAAATTCTCATAAGTTCGTTTGTAACTTCATTCGTTTTATCATTAACTGTAGTTGCATTTTGTTCCCATTCATCAATTGATGTTTGTATCAATTTATTCTTTTCAATTGTTTGTTTGTTTTTATGATATAACTCAATGTCATTATTTATAGCATCTAATTCATATTGTAAATTATCCCTTTTTCGTTCGCTTGTAATTTTTTCATTTTTGACTATCGAATAATCTCCATTTTTTCCCGACAATTGTTCTCGTAATGATAAAAATAATGTATATTGATCACGAACATGTTTGGCTCTATCTAACATTTGATTGAAATTATCAAATTGTTGTTTGAACGTAGACACAATTGTTTCATTTTCAGCAATGTCGTCTTCTGTTTCCATTTTATCTTCTACAAATACTTTATTATCATCACACTTTCCGCATGTTGGATCAAATACTAATTGTGAATAGTCGCCTAATTGTTGCCGTTTTGTATCAATCTTTATTTGATATTTGTCAATGTTATGTTGAGCTTCGGCTTGTTGTTTTTCTATTTCTTCCACAAGTTTATATTTTTCAATTATATTAGTATCTATATTATCTAAATCTAATTGAATGCTTTGTATATCTTTTTCTAAATTTTCAATCATTTCAACATAAGGCACTAATGTTTTTTTGACATCTCTTATCTGTCCATCGCGTTCTAATTTGTCAGATTCGAGCATTGTAATGTCAGTATTCTCAATATCTATATTCACAAGTGTGCTGGTAAGTATATTTATTTTTTTATTGATATTTTTATATAAATCATCCAATTCTTCTTTTTTATCTTCGGTCTTTTTATATTCACCAGTTAATAATTTAATTTGAATATTGGCATGAGCCAATTCTTTACTAAATTCTCGTTTCCCAAAATCATCCAATTTCACTTCAACAGTTTTCATTTCATCTCGAGCTAAATCATATAATTCTTGGAAAACAGTTAAATCTAAAAAACGATTCAATAATGCCTTTCTATCTGATTGTCTCATATTTATCAAATTAGAATTATTTCCCTTATGTAAATCAATCTGGGGAATAAGTGCTGTCATAATAAAAGATTCATAATCTCCTAAATAATTTCGTATAACAAGATTCGTTGAACTCCTTCGTTCACCATTCAATGACTTCCGTTCACCCTCAGTATTTTTCACACTAAAGTCTGTTTTCACAACCACGTCTCCAGTCTTCTTTCGAGTACCTTCTCTCTTAATACGAAATTCTTTGTTTCCAATATCATATAAAAATTTAGAACGAAAACTATTTTTCTTGTTATTCATTGCACTATCACTCTTTAACGCACGAGGTGATTTATCAAAAATACTAAAACATAAAGCTTCAATAAAATTACTCTTACCAGTTCTATTTGGCGCAAATAATCCCACAATACCACTAAGTTTATTAAAATCTATCTTATTTCCTCCACCATACGAAAACATATTTGTAAATTCAAATGTCTTTGGCTTCCAAACAATGTTCCTTTGCACATCAACTGGTTTTAGTCGTAAATTCAAAGTATCATTAATATCATAAATTTTTTCAATGACTTCATTATCTATTGTATAACGCCGTAAAAGAAATTCTTGAATAATAGTATTCTGAAAACTAACATCACGAGCGTTTCCAGTATCAACTTTATTGATATTAATTCCATCTTGAACCAACGAGCCATCAGGAATCTTAATGTCATTTATATCTTGTAATTTTGGATACTTTTCCCTCATTAATGCTTTTATCTCAGTAACTCGAGCCGACAATGTGTTCTTTATCATTAATCTAATTCTTGATTTAGGATGTAACGATTCAATGTCAGGCATTTCACCATCTTTTACATGTAATGTTATATAAGCATAATCATTCGCTATTGGAATAAATTTAGCCTTCCGTTTTGAAACATTCCACTTAAGCATTCCATGTTCAACATCTTCGCCAAAATTTTGCTGAATAATCGACCCAGGAAAATTCGCTTGTGGATTACCCACTTCAGAATTGTAGTTAGATATTGCTTGCCGTTTATGTATATCACCCAACAAAACAATGTCATATCCCTTAAATGTTTTTTTACTTACATTGTCATTGTGTAACTTAAATCCAGTTTCACTCACTGCATTTTGAACAGTGCCATGATATAATGCTATTTTTGTGTTTCCATCTACTTGATCTGCACGTATATATTCAGATGGTTCTTGAAATACTGACATAACTACAAACTTTGTGTCGGCAACATCATATATGCCTGAATTTTTCAAATAAAATATATTATTATTCCTTATTCTTTTTAATATCGGATATAATACATCCATTCGACTGGGATTGTTAAGATTGCAATCATGGTTTCCAGTGATTACAATCACTGGTAAAATTTCAGATAAATTTTCAAAAAACTCAAATACTAAATCAAGTAATTCAGGAGACATTTCCAACTTAGCATGAACAATGTCGCCAGCCACAACAGCAACAGCATTTTTGGTATCTTTTCTTATTTCATCATACACTCTTTGAAATACTTCTCTATATTCTTTGTGTCGTTTAATATTTCTAATATGAAGATCAGCAAGATGCCACACTGTTTTTAATTCATTAAATTCTAATGGGAGTATATCATTTATCATCTATTAGTCTCCATATTAAGTTGTTAAACCATATTCAAGTTTAAGTTTGAATAATACATTTTCATTTATCAATGTCGAATTATTATTAAAAGCATCCATCATATTAACAAATCCTAAATCAGAAGGATCTTTCGCTTCAAGTGTTATTATATAATTTGGAATTTGTTCTCCCGTCAACATTTCAACTATTTTGATAGAATCCTTCATAGCATCTTTATCTAATGCAATGTATACGGCTGGTGGACGACGAATAATTATTTTTTCTAACAATGTTTCTGAAATTGTTTTGCTCAAAAGAGGAATAGCATTGCGACGGATAGCAATAGCATCAAATACACCTTCACATAAAATTATAGGTAAATTCCAATTTATGAACATATCAAATGCAATTATATCCCTTGATATTTCCGGGTTTTTATATTTCAAATGAGTATCTTTGATATAAGAACGAGCTATAAAATAATTCAATGAACCATTTTCATCATATGAAGGAATAATTATTCTATTAGCATATTCACCTGTTTCACAATATCCTATTTGATAACGATATATGTCTCCTAAAGAAATTTGTCGTCTATTCAATTCAACCATCACATGACGCCTGGCTATAGTATCTTTGCTGTCTACCAATGATATATATTCATTTGGAAGTTGAATTGTTTTAACTGTATCAACATGAGTATGAATATATGACCTTTCACCAACAGCATCATTCATTTCTCTTATTTGTTCAGGAGACGCCTTAAACTTTTTCAATAAACGATATAATGTTCGGCCTTTTGTACCGTGTGTTTCTTTGCAGACCCAACAATGCCAATGTTGAAATTTGTTATAGCTTGGATCAAGTTTAACTATTAATTTTGGCTTATAATGGTTACACGCTGGACAATAAAATAGATATTCCCCTTTAGAACGCTTTTTACTTTTACCAAGTATAGATTCTAAAATTTGAAGAGCTTTAGATATATTCATATGCCTCTTTAATCAATTGATTTATTGAGAAGAGTTAATAACTTATTCCATTCAATTACTGCATAAGTCTTTGAATTATTTCGTTTAAATATAAGAAGAGGTATTCTACCTTTCTTCGTGTTTTCTGCGGCTTGTTTTAACCAACCCCAAATAGATGTCGTCTCTTGATTCTTTGCTTCAATATCAAATGGAATAACATCTTCAGCAGCTGGCGAGAGCTTTACGTCGATTCCTGATTCTCCCATGATTGCTGGTTTAATGTCTCCATCCCGTAAATCATATGCTTTGTATAATGATTCAACAATTTCATTTTGAAGACGACGACCCTTTGCTTTTTTTGAACTGACTCGCATAACTTCATTCCTTTTTATATATTATACTTTTATTATTTAGAAAAGTTCCGTAACTCCGTAACCCTATGTTATTGTGAATGTTCCTCTATCAGTCGATCCTACATTGTTCGTTACTGTTATATCACCACTTTGAGCATCATCAGGAACTATAGCAGTTATGTTTTTGTCGTCAATTACAGTGAAATCAGCAAACGACCCACTAAACTGAACATAAATTGTCCCAATGAATTCTTTACCAACAATATCAACAGAACTTCCAGTTACACCAGATGACGGATTAAATGAATCTATCACAGGTACTTTAGCCGATATTCCAGATTGAACTATAAAATCAATAGCCGAATAAGCGATATTACTTCCTGTATCTTCTACACTAATTTTTCCAGTCGTTGAACCAACAGGAACACTTGCTGTAATCTGAGAATCAGATACAATCGCAAAGGTGGATGCTGAATTATTAAATTGTACTTCGTCAGCTCCTGAAAAGAATGAACCATTGATTGTAACAATCGTTGTTGGAATTCCATATAAAGGCGTAAATGAACTGATATTAATACCTGTTGCTGTTACTACTGTAAAGTCGTCTACAGATACATCAGAAATATTATCTACATTGTAAACCGTAATTTTACCAGTTACAGCCCCATCAGGAACCCTTGCAACTAATTCTGTATTATCTACTGAATCAAAATCGTCAACTGGAACATCAATGCCATCAAATACAACTCGTGTAGCATAATCCATATTTGTTCCATATATCGTAACTTCATCACCCACATTACCACTGATAGGTAAAAATGATGTGATTGTAGGTTCTAATACAGCCTCGCCAGTCACAATAAAATTGATGCTTGATTTTTTAGTCGTGTTATCATATTTAAATAATTTTATTTGTCCACTTATTGTACCACTTGGCACAGTCGTGTAAATTAATTCATTGGTCGGATTCGTAAAAGTATATTGTGCAGTTTTATTAAAATCCATTCGATACACACCAAATAAATTTGAACCACTAATTGTTACATCTGCACCAATTGAACCACTTGGAGTGAACCAAGTAAATAAAGGCGGAACTTTCTTAACCTTAACATATTCTTCCTCATATTCAACAATCTCATTCGTCATCGCATAAGCCAGCGTACCACTTTCATCTGTTTCCGCCTTTATAAAAAATCTCCCATCTGCAATTTCACCCCAGCCTTGATAGTCATTTATATCATCAATTACCATTTGATCTTGAGCAAGTAAAACACTTTGTAAATCATCATAAATTTCATTACTACCAGAATATGAACCACTTGTCAAAGTTTGAACATACACTCGTCGTTTAGCCCAAAATGGATCTCCAAGTTGACCAGTTGGAACAATTTGTTTTAAAATTTTATATGCCATTATCTAACTCCTTACCAATCAAGCCGTACAACAAAAGTTAAAGCCAACTCAGAATCATTTCGTATTGGTTGAGCCACTTTACCAATAGCAACCAATGCACATTCATCATTATAAAGCCCTATTGTCGTCGGATATGTACAAAATTCTGACGATGTAACCATTCCTTTAAGATCAGGTATATTTAATGAACCACTTACTCTCAACGATGGATTCCAAGATAAATTAAATTCACCTTCCTTAGCAGTACAGTATGCTTCCATTTCATATATTCGTTGTGTCGATTTAAATTTAACATTAACAAGATTTGATGATGTTCCAAATGTTTGATATGACGAAGTTAAACTTGTTAAAACAATGTTTCCATGTTCATAAAAAACATTACCCACAGTAAATGATTCTTTATTGGCAGCAAATGACGCTGAATCTGCATTATCATACAAATTCCCGTATTCATCATCATATAGAGTATATCCTTGTGTTACATCTTCAACATGAACACTGCCAGGTTTTATTCCATCACCAATATATGCTTGTGGAATAGAAATAACAGCAGCCGTATTTTGTAAATTTTTATGAATGTTAAATGTGTTCGGGCCGAAATTGTGATCTGGTGCATAAAAATTATTATAATATATTGAACCAGTGGCTTGTTGACTATAAAAATTGGTAGCAGCAAAATCCAATCGACTATCTATATAATAATACAAATGTTTTATACTATTATAAACAGTTCTTTTGTAAATTCCACCAGAACCTGTTTGTTCAAATTCTGGAAATGGATAAAAATGACTACCTGTTTCTTCGTAAGCCCAAAAGAGTTTTAATTCAGAATCATCTTGTGTAAGAACCCATTGTTTATAAGCATAATATTCTCTATACGAAACATCTTGAGGTGACAGTTCTTTAAATATGCTCATTGTTTCTCTTTTCTTAATAAATTATTGTTTTTATTGAATTTAATAATCCAACTTAATCTTGATTAATGCCTCTCTGTCAAAGCTTTTCAAAATTGGTTGGCTCAATTTCCCAACAGCCAATAATTCATTAGAATTATTATATAATCCAACTGTTGTCACATAAACTTTTGGATCACCAATAAATGTGCTAATTTTTAATGCTCCATCAGATGAAGTATAAAATGTTGGATTGTTACTAAAATTATAATCTCTATTCTTAACTCGAACAAAATAATGTGTCGATGTCACGATTTCTTCATTACGTGCTTGAAAATGTTCTCCATCAACAATAGCATTAAATAATGCTTGATGATTGTTGGCATCAGCATCAACATCAGATGACGCGGATATACTAAGATAAGCATTTATAGCTTTTGGATTAAGAACTATAAGTCCTCTATCAGGATAAAATAATCCAATCCCACCAGATGGTTCAGTAGCAGCAGACGTTTCAACCACAGTCGTTGAGCCAGCTGTTATACTCCCACTAACAACATTATATATTCTACCAGTACTCGCTACATATTTATCATAATTATCAGCACTATCATCAATTAAATTTAATCGTTCCGATCCATTAACTAATGTCAATTCCCAATTACCAGCATCCATTTTTTGTTTCAATCGAGACCGTTGTATATTAATTACATAAATATCATCACTTGAATAACTATTACCAAATGTAAATTGTTCATCTTCTGGGTCAAGTAATATATTCCTATATTGAGCATACGTTGCTTTTGTAGGTTCTTTAGATGTATTCACATTATCAATACTAAAATATCCACCACCAGTTCTATGTCCATATGTAACAGAAAATTGTACTGCTGCTGTTGAATCAGTATTTGGATCAAGATTATATACATCATAATACCAAGCCCCAGTACTTCCTGACTGTGTGGATGATGTATAAAAATTAGATATACTACCAGTATTTCCTGTCCATAAACCAGTCGTGACACGCCTACTCAAATTCTGTACAACATCATCAGCCGTAAACGGACTATATACCTTTAATTGAGTTGATGGTTGTGGTATAGCTGGTATACCACCACGAGCCCCGTCTTCACCCATTGCCGCCTTGAGTGCAGCCGCATCAGCTGCTTCCAGTGCTGCCAAACGAGCAGCTTCTTCACCGGCACTTAATATATCTGCCATTTTATATTCTCCTATGTTTTAGTCAATTGATTGCATTGTCGATCTTGGTCGTAATGTTTTAGCATAAACATACACTGGAATAGTTTGTGTTGCACCAGTATTGTTTCCAATTATTGTTAATGTCGTTGCTACATAATCTTGTGTATAAGCAATTACATCTTTACTAATCAATGTAAACGATTTACCAACCTTAACAATTGATTGATTAAGTTCGGCATCACGTAAAAATGTAGGAACAACAGGTGTTATTGATTGATTCACAGGAGAATTAACTTCTAAATAAGCATAATTTGAATTACCCAATATAGCAGTATACCCAAATGTATCATCTTCATAATATCTCGTTGAAGGAACAATATCAGCTTGCTGTCCATCTTTACCAAGTTGAATAGACGAATATGGAAGCGATACAATTGGCATTCTTGTTGTCGTCTTAGGTAATGTTACCAATTTATACCTCATCATTTGTGTTTCGTCTGGATGGGCCTCTAATACAGGCATACCTTCAATTATGGCTCCATAATAATTTGTACCCAATGGATGATCTGGCTGCCATAAATCATAGTCTACTTCATCATCAGCCAAAGCAAATTTACTTACATTCAATGTTCCGCCTTTAGATAGTATCTCCCTACCCTTTTTCGTTAAAATGGCTTCAACTGTGACAGAGGAATTGTCTAAATATCCCATCGTTTAATCTCCTTTTAATTCGTGTTATATTAACTTCTATAATCATATATAAATATAATTAGAAAAAATAATTCATTTATTCTACTCGTATTTTACTTGGTCCTGTGTCAGTTGCTTTTAATTTATTAGGATTAGTATAGCTAATTTCAACTGGTTCACGACCATCAACTGTTGTACTCAATGTATTCAATGTTCCACCATACCACATATCATTTCTCAATTCTCTATATTCATACAGCCAATTATCTTGCCCTAAATCATATACATCATAATAATTGTGATATATGATTGTTCCATTAGAAAGAGTCCTTGATGATAAACGACTATATGTAACAGCCCCACCAGCATCAATTGACGATGTTATATAAGCATAAACTTGTCGTATGGTAAATGAACCTGTTTGAGTATCTTGAATAGGTTTAACCATTGGAATATATTGTTGTTCACCCACATAATAACTTGATGTTGCCCATAATCCAAGATCACGCAATCCTTCATATAATATATATTCAGACGAACTTGCATATGAAAATGATAAATTACCTTCATACTTAATGTAATCCCAACTCTGAGTTAATTGATGTTCAACATTTATTGGATCTCCTTCATAATCATTTCGTTCATAGCTTGGAGCTTGCCATTTTATTTTATCACGTTCAAGTATAGTTGGTTCAATTAATACACCAATAACAGGTTTAGCACGAGCAGGAATCAATGATCTCAATTGATTGAAAAATGATTGGTCAAATTGTCGTATTACTCTAATAAAATCATTAACCTGAGGTCTATCAGTATATTTCTTCCAATATTCTGTTTGTAATTCTACGAGATCTCTATATGTTTCTTCGTATCTATCTCTTGGATCACCCATTTCGCCAGCCAAATCAATTCCAGCAAATGTCGCTATTATATCTTTATTTATAGCATCTAATGGGCTAAAATAAATTCCTAACTTAGCAGAATCATTTGGGGCTCTATCATATGAACTTAATTCCGAACGTTGGCGAGGACTTAAATCACCAATCAATTCATTATTTTCAAGTCGTATTTTATTCTTTATAAAGCGTCCACCGCCGATGTTAGGAGTTAATGCAGCGAATTCTTCAGTTCTCGGTGTGTAATTCACCCAATCATCAAAATTAACTGCTGTTCCAGGAGTAGTAAATCCTTGATTCGCTTTTATGTCACTTACAGAAGTATCAGACGAATGATTTTTTGGATCATCAAATGAATATCGTAATATCAAATCATAATAAGTTCTTTTAGGGTCATTAGCATTATAAGCCTTAGGCCACCTCACATGATTATTCCATGTAGATTCTGATAGCGCACTATAATAACAACGAAATTCTTGAATTGAACCAGTAAATTGTTGACCAAATGTATAAGCCGCATTCCCACCAATATAAAATGTTCCACCAGTTGTTATATCACCAGTAATACTTGCCGATGAATGCCAAATGATTCTATCATATTCAGCTTTTTTCGTAAGAAGTTGAACATCATCAAAGTCGCTTCCACTCATTCTAACTAATATACTATTAAATTCATTATCAAAATATCTATAATCTTCCGTTCTTGCTGCAGAGGAACCATCTTGTATTTGTAAATATCCCGTTCCATCTTGATTATTATGAAGCGTTACTCCCCATGTCGTCGTTCCAAAAATTGATTGAGTTGGTTTTGTCGTCGGAGCAGCAGCAAATCTAATTTCTGTTGAATAAGGTATATGACTACCTGATATATTCCCCCAAGTAAAATCAACACTTTGGCTTCCTTCAAAATCAGCTCCATAAACAAAATCTTCAAATATATAAGCCGACTTATCTTGAATATCTGGATAATCTCTTGGATCAGGTCCTCCATATTCGCGAATAGTCATCATTGATGTTGGTATTCCATAACAAGCCAACAGAGCCTTAATTGAACGTTCAGTACCCTTCGTCTTTAAAATATATGGTAAATTATTAAGAATCCTTAACCATATCTCTTTTGATACATCACTATATGGCAACCAATCTTCATTTGAGCCACTCACACTTCCTGTATGATATGTTCCATATTCATTATATCCAAATGCCCATCTCCAAAGATCAGCATTATCATTGCCATTAAACATATCAAAACCTTGAGACGATGCTACATGATACGTTAAATCTTTAGCCAATCCTTCATACAAGGATTCATCACGATTTGATGTTAATGTTAATTGTTTTATATATGTGTACGTCGTATCAAAATGTTGACCAATCATATATGTGAAATTCAAGTAATCTTCATTGTTTTCGTCGGTCGTTATGTACGCTGGTAAATTATTTCTAAAATTATGGATATTGTCAGTATCAAATCGTTGAGTGATAGCCAATTGATTAGCATACCAGTCAGTAGCTTCAGATGCTGTTGTTCCATATAAAGTATATGGATATTTTGTATTATTCTTAGGCCACTCATTTATAGCATTAAATAAATATGTTTCATTTGATACTAATGAACCAGAATATTGTGAGCCAGATGTATAATATAAATGCCTATCATACGAATCAAATCCATTCTTTACTTGTCGTATTTTTGTTTGAAACCCAGCAACACTTTGAGACGTATATAAACTGACTGTATATGATTCTATTGTTGCAATGTTAGCATTATAAGATTCAATTAATTCAAGCTTATATTTAAAATTTTTCAATCGTTCTTCAGCTGAACCAAAATGAATGAAATTAGCGTAATCAGAATAATCAATGTTAAGTTCAATATCACCAGAATCGGAAGCGCTCATGTAATAATCAAGAACAGCTTCTGTAGTCGTCGGCTGAGTAGATACTAAATCCGTCCATGTTTGATAACCTGTGTCACGACCAGTCATTCCACCTACATTAACATCAAAATTTGCTGGTCTTATTATGAATCCATTTTCAATTTCATTTTCTAATCCAAGCATAAAAACTTTTTCAATTACTGGACGATTAATTAAATAAGAAATCCATAATTGCTGTTTTTCTTTTATGTCCTTTGGTAATGATTCATATAATTTGAATACAATTGAATATGGTGAATCTGGATATTTTATGTCATCTCTAACCCAATTCGTTACAACAGCCTGATTATTATTACCAAAATTTAAATAATAATTGATATTTCCACTATAATCAGTAACAGTTACAAATGTACTTAATACTGCTTTAAATGGAATTAATACATGTGCAATTGCCGTTTTATTCCAACCAACACCAAATGTTTCAGTCATAGCGAGTGTTACGGCTTTAGAGATCAATCGTCGTTGATGTCCAATATTTAATATCTTCATATGATATTTAGAAAGAGTATTAGATAAATATTTTATTGTTGATTTCTTCAATACTAATATATCATTTTCTAATAATTTGTATTCATACGATGATCTGTCTTGAATTACTTCATGGGCTTGTAAAGAATTAAGTTGTCTATTAAAAAATATTTTAAATTGATCTGCTTCAATACCCTTGTCAGAAAAATTTTCTACTTGCCCATTAAATATTATATTTCTTTCAGGACTTGCTGTTTTGACTGGACGAACTCGAACTTCTTTTCTCGAAGGTGATATTTCTTCAATATATAATTTACTTCCTTCAGATGAACCAAGCATATTTCTAAAAAGATTATATGATATTCTATACTGTCCTCTTCTGAATTCTAAGTCTCTAAGAGATTTACCTGGAGACAATACAATGTTTTTATTATATATCTGTGGAGGTTCACGCAATACATTCCATGAAAGTAAATTATCATCCATATCATATACAGATAATTCTACCGTATCAGTGTTTATCGTTCCATATGTTTCCAAAATATATGATTCTGCTCCGCCTAACCAAATTAAATCTAAATCTTCTTGCTTAAATACTTCACCTCTAATTTGATCAGTAGCAGCTTTTATTTCATCAAAATTTTTATATGTTTTTATATCCATCAGTCTCTCTAATTTAATAAAATCGGTGTCTTATATACATATCCGCCACGTATTCTTTTTAATTGTTTTTCAGACGGTAACGTCCGTTCATATTCCCACAAATTATCACTAACTTGTTTTCCATCTTCCCAATCAACTAAAACTTTGTTATCTTGTATTACTTTATTCGTCGCTATTAATTTTTTTGTTACAAATGTTTTTTCGCCATCATAAAATGGAGGAACATGCTGATATTGAACATCTACAAACATATTAAATTTATCTAATCCTAATCGTATACCATCAATTAATATCTTTTCAATTTCAGTATAATTTATATCATCGCTGTCTGTTAATACAATATCAATGTCTTTTGTATCATTGCCATCTAAAAATTTTCCACATAACCAAACTTTATATTTATCAATATTATTAAATGATAAAAATATGTCCTTCCACATATGATATTTTTTTAGTGTGGGAGTATTTGGTTTTTTTTCCGTTTCAATTACTTCATTATATTTCCACATTAATTCACCTTCCTTTATGGTGATGGATCAAAATTCCAATCTCCTCGTCGAGGGTCATCAACTGGTTCGTCAGGAGGTAATGGTTCGTCAGGAGGATCAGGCATTGGTGGTTCATATGAAGGTGGATCATCTAATGGTGGATATGTTGGTACTGTATCATCAATCACATATCCAGCAACAATGTTTGTGTAGACACCTTTCAATTCAACAGTTATAGAAAGATCATTTCCTAATTTAGCACTAACACCAGTTACATGATTTGGAGAACCATACCAACCATCAAATCGGTATCTATTTTCTTCGCCAATTCTTCCAGTAATATACGCGTCGCTAACAACAGGGTCAGTCGTGATCATAACTGTATTACCGGTTTGTCCAACAATTATATACGGAACTGTTATGGATTCTCCACCAACTCTATTTCCTACAGCATCAAATTCTGTTACACTCATTTCCACATTAAAGCTACTTTTCACTCCCACAAAACCATCCAACATTTTTGCTGTCGTAACATTGACTTTAGTAATATCACCCGATGGAATAACTGGAGGTTCACGTAGAAATGTTGCTAAAATATAATAAAAATTTCTATGTTCATCAATGAAAGGAATACCAGTACCCTTCCTTCTCATAAATCTAAATCTTACCTCAGGTACATCAGAAAATTTAGTATATTCTTCAAGAACTCCTTGAGATTGATCATTTACATACCAACCATTAAAATTTGATGGAATGTTTTCTAACATAAGAACAACATCTAAATCTATTGAATATTCCAAAAACGAAAATCCATTAATATCTTGTTCTACATCATATAACGTATCTGAAACTCCTTTAGCAAATACGATTTCTGACATATGATCAATGACCCACCATTTAATACTAACTGGATTTGGAGAACCCATATTTTCTAATGTATATGTTTCGTCATTAAAAATTGATGTATTAACACCAAATTTCAAATCGCTTGCAGATGGCAACCCAGATTCTAAATCAGGTAATATATGAACGATTTTTGGAAACTCTCCAGAAAATGAACCAGTAGGTTCTCCAGGCCGTTCTTCTGTTGGTGCAGTTGGGATAATTGTTTCATTAATAATAATTCGTGCATTAGCATCCCTCAAATCTTTCCGAGCGTCTTCCAATTCTTTTCTCAAACGTTCAATTTCACTTAAATCAGCCGTCGTAAATAATTCTTTTATGTCTAAGTCCAAAACTTCTTTTACTTGTTCGTCATCATAATCAGGTTTCACTAAACCAATAGAAATATATTGGTCTGTCCGTTGTAATTGTGAATTTTCAAATACTGGATCTTCATACAAAAGAATGTTTCCTATTTCATCCCGTTTCGTCGGAACAATACCTCCAGATGCTTGAGTATCTAATTGAGCTTTCAACCGTTCATCAAGAGAACGTATCTGTGCTCCATCAAGAGAACGTTTCTTGTCAGTTATCCAAACTTGTTGATCTTGAACATCCAATGCTTTTTTTAATGTAGTAGCCATTATCTAATTATCCTAAACATATTGTCATTGTCAATTATTTTTTCTATTCCATCTTGTATAATCTTAAACATAATTCTATAAACATTTTCAGGTTCTAATCCTTGCAATCGTAAATCAAAATAACTACCAGACGTATCAACCGAAAGTTGTGTATAAGATGAAAATGGTATCCATTCAGTTTCAGTCCAAGCATCCCGTATAGAATAATACGATTGAGTAGGCAAAAATTGTGTATTCCTTGAATAATCCCAACTTTCAGTCACATATGTTTTTCTTGGATACAATTCTCTACCATTCACTCTAAAGCGTGCTTTTGTATTTTGACGATATTCATCATATATATTTGGTATCCATGATACAAAACCTTCTGATGTTATCGGATACATCATCTGTGTCGTCGTGCTTGATTCTATAATCGAACTCGATAAACTCGAACTCGTCCATATATAATTTGCATTCACAGCAACTAAACTTTGACTGCTATATACTCCAGTTGTAGAGTTATATGTCCATACAGCATCACTCGATGTTATTGAACCACTACTAAAATATACACTACCGCTTTCATATTCAGGACCAAGACTCGCTGTATAAAAATCACTTACAGTAGCTGGTCGATTAAAACTACTACTGATCCATGTATTACTTGCACTCACATATATATTAGATGAAGCAGTCGTATATGTATAAATCGCACTGGAACTGTGATATAATCCCAAACTCGATGTATACGAATAAAGTGAAGAAGTTATCCACGAATAACTTTCGCTATACCAAGTGTTGATATTAGCACTCTGAGTAAAATATCCAGTGTTTACACTTATTCCACTTCCAGTATATGATGTTAGTGTTGTATAAGATATTATTGGAGTTGTCGTTTTACTATCAACATCAATTGAGCTTGTCCCGGTTTGACTCGTTGTCGTTATTGTATATGGAGAATATGTAAAATCTTTCCAAATAGCTTCTAATCTTGGGCGATAAATCGTGTGAGTTTCATTAGAGAAAAATTGAAGATTCCCATGATTAAGAACACTGCGTTCATCAGCATCACTTCGTTTAATTAAAAATCCGTGATTATCAAGTGTACCATCTAACCACGATTCAACCATAGTCGTAACATCCAAATGAAGATCAGTTGTCTGAAAATCAAATGATTGGCTCGCTTCATATCCACTACCACTTATGAAATCACTTCCCGTTGCTTCCCATGTACTACCACTCGTACCAGCAAGAGTTATACCATCACGCAACTCCCAACTAACACCTATTGTTGATATGGGACTGTCTCCCCGTTTACCAGTACCCATTTCCCACGATTGAGATACAGGATAAGCATAAACAGTATACGACAATGGGATTTCTACAGCTTCAGAAGTATAAAGATTAAGATAATATCTCATGTCAGTTCCACCCAATTCACCGGAATCAAGGGATGCAGAAAAGGTATCTAAATCAAATTTAATTAACATCCTCGAATTCCACGGAACATCACCCAATTCATGAACCAATCGTTTTTCTAATTCTAATATCTGATCAAGCCCAGCATTCTGTGTTACTGAATCTTCATATATTGTGCTATCTTTTTCTGGGAAAAGAAAGTAATGCATTATTTATTCTCCATTATATATATTGCGGTTCGCCATCAGCGACCTTTTTGCCAATACCCACACTAATATGAATGTTACCACCAGATAAAACATACTGACCATACCATTCACCAAAATTTTCTATATTTTGTTTGTCATTATCAGTAAAAGGTTTTCCATCTTTTCTTTTTATTTTACTTGGAAGTTGAAAATCATACTCATAATCACCTTGACGAAACATTTCTTTTTCGTCATCGCTCATACCTTTAGCATTGTCTCGATAAATTACATTGAAATATTCTTCAAAGTCCTCTTTATGTGAATTTCTATCATTGATAAATGTAAATGAATCCCATTTATCCCAGTTACCATACTTTTCTAAACTTTTTCTGTCACGTTTAGCTAATTTCGTTTTGGTTTCGCCTTTATTCATTATTACTTCGCCAGTTTCACCATCAATAACATCATCACCTACTTTATCATTAGCACCAAGTTTAGCCATAAAATCTTGTATAGCCTTTTCGTTTTTGAAATATCCTTTTACTTTAACTGTTTTCTCTGTTAATAATTCTTTTAATCTAATCATTATATCGCTCTCCCTTCAATGTCTTGATTTGGATATTTAATTTCAAAAATACAAGGATCTAATGATGGATAAATTACTCCTTCTTTCGTCGCAGCCTTAATATCATAAATATATCCTGAATACCCATCACTCGTTTGCCATTTATTAGTCACTTCAACATTAACAACAGATTGAACTCCTTCAACACTAAATAATTCTGTTTGAATATCAGCGAGAATAATTGGCTGATTAAATTGCCATTTGTCAATAGAAAACATATCTTTCAATTTATCAACACAATTCAATATCACTTCTCGTTTATTGTAATTCTTGAATGCGACAACCGAAAATTGAAGTCCTATATTAACTATAAATCCATTCTTAATATTAATTGCATCTGTCAACATTCTATACTGCCCAAGATAAACTTTAAGATTTTCCTTTATCGCTTTATTCAATACTGTAAGTCGTTTGTTGTTATCATACCCCAATAAATACATATTCAATGCTAATGGATTTGGAACTCGTGTTCTGTCAATTCCTTCTAATGGCGCTGTATCAGGTGACTCAGACAATTGATCATCCGGTAAAATATATGCTTTAGCAATTGCTCCATATCGAGGAGACATCGAATAAGCACGAACAATATAATCTTCTTTCGTAACAGCACGAAGTTGAGTAGGAAAATGTGCTAAGGCATTTTGTCTAACTTCTTCAACTGTTTCACCATCACGACCACCATTGGCAGCTGTTGGATTATTACAAGCAACGGAATCTTTAACTTGTTGTAAAATATCAGTATCTAATGCATCATCATCAATCGTATGATCAACCAAAGTAATTTTAGTTAAATCATTTTGATTTACATTTGAAGGAAACCCACCACCAACAACATAATTTACAGTAAGTGATGTGTTATGAGGCGCTTGTCCATATGTTCTCGTATGTAAAAAGTTCGCTGGATCAATTGGATTATCTGTAAAGGTAACACTTCCAAATACATTTGAACCTACATTGGCTGGATTTGGAATTAATAATTCATCAGCATCATCAGATACACCAGCACCAAATTGTAATTCCATTGACTTATCACCACGAATTCTTGAAGTAAATCGTCGAGCCGTTTTTTGTAATTTCAATAAATACGGAGCCGTATCATTATATTGCGCTAAATCTTTATCATTAGCAGCGATGTTTCGTAGTTGAACAAATACAGTATCTTGTGCAAGAAATGGAACATGATGCCATGTATTACCATCAGAATCAGTCGCATCGAGTATTTCAATTATATTTGGTTCAGTTAATATCTTCTTTTCAAATCTTGTTGGTTCACCGAAAGCAAAGGATACACTCTTAATTTCACCAGCCGACACCCTCACAGGTTTCTTTAATACAAAAAATGTAACATTCCCATTATCATCAGTTTCAAATATTGATGTTGCTGTAGGATTATCAGAACTTGATACAGAAAAATTCACATCTTCTAATGTTCTAAAAATTACATTCGATTCAGCTTCACTTTGTACTTGCATTCCAGAATTAAGAATTAAAGCATATTGATAATTAGGTACAGCATCAGCCCCAGTTCCAACAGCAGGAACAATTTGATATACATCAATATCAGTATATGCTGGAACTGATAAAGATGGTTTATATCCTAATGTATGAGCTAAAGCATATATATTTTGTTCTTCTTCAGCGTATAATAACAAACTTTCTTTCAATGCATTGTCAGTATAATAAGAAAGTACATCCCCAACATAGGACGCCATTTCTATAAACATCATTCCAACCGAACTTTCATTGAAATTTTTATATGTATGAGGAAAATAAACTTTAGAAAAGTTCATTAAATCATCTCTTAATCCTGAGAAATCACGACCTAAATATCTCACCTCTTTTTTTGGCATTATTTATCTCCGTTTATGGTGCAAATGTTACTATTATTTCAGCATATTCTTTTATATTACGCTTTAATCCAAAACCTAATTTAATATCTATACGGTTATTATCAATGTTTACGTCTGATATATCAACCTCTAAATCAACTACCTCAACATACGGCAACCACATTTCTATTGCTTCTTGGATTTCGCTTTCTATTGTAGCCTTTAAATCCCTTGTTATCGGTTCAAAAAGACGACCATATATGCTTGTTCCAAAATTAGGCTGCATTGGTCGTTCACCCTTCTGAGTCAATAATAAATTATACATGTTCGCCTTTGCTTCATCAATAGAAGTGAAAGTCTGATTAAAATATCCTGTATTGCCAAGTTGTATAGGCACTACAACTCCAATTGGTTCAGCCATTTAATTACCTCTCGTTCTACTTACTTTTTGATCTGTTTTTTTCAATAATCCACTATAATCTCTCATCATATTTTTTACTATGTCTACAGGTACTTTACTAAAATCTATTGGAGAACCATTTGGATTTGTCGTCGGTAATGATACCTTGTCAAGTGAACCCTTCGACCTTGCTTCAGTTCCGGGTATCCTTGAACCAGCCCCAACTTTAGTAAATCCATCTCCATATCCTAACTGTTCAGTAAGTTTAGCCGAGTCAAATGCCTTCTCTGGTTGAGATTCATTTAATACAATTTCTCGTTGTCCACCTGTACCTGGAGAAGTTAATGTTTGACCTGTTGATACTTCCGTCGCTGTTTGATTAAGTATGTCAGCAAATTTACCACCACGACCACCACTAAAGATTTTTTCTTGAACAGCTTGTCGAGTTTCATCTTCTTCAAGTGGAGAATCTAATAATTGAGTTAAACTCAAATCATCTGATTCAGCAATCACTGGTTTAGCTGTTGGTTTAGTTGGACGCACAGTTTCCGCTTCTTCTAATATCTTATAAAATTCTTGCTTGATTGTCTTTTTTATTAAAGGCTTTATTTCCTTAATAATTGTATCCCTAACAGCCTCGCTTATCATAAGTCGTAAATCTTTTTTTGTTAAAGCCATATCAAATATCTCCTATATTAACCATATCCCGTCCACGGGAAAGGAGTGGGTGTTGGTGCCGGAACAGTTGGTAAAAATGCTGTTGTTAATCCACTCACTGATTGTAAATGTAATTTGAATAAATCTATCATACTATCTACAAATTCATTCTTATTTTCTGTATTTTTTATATTCATAACAGGTACTGGAACACCAGGGCTCAATACTACATTTGAAATTATACTAACCGAACCAGGAGGCGGAATTAACATCCCCAACTGCGCTCCAGTCCAAAATTGAATCAACCCAGTCGAAAACCAACCACCAAATAATGTCGGGATGACGCTGGTCGACGGAGTAGTTTGTCCAATGTCAAATGCATTTTGTATACTTATCTGTAATCCAGGTTTATTATATGTAGTCACTGGATTCTTATACATTAAATCTCCACCTAACTTCACAGCAGTTTCATATTCATTGGCGATTTTCGTTGAAACATCCTTCGCTGTTGGATTTTCCTTATCCTCACCTCGCATATTATCATCAAAGTATCTTGTTATATTTTGTTTAAAAATCGTCCAATTTATTGGCATATTGTTTCCTTACAAGCTAAAATTTTGTTTTGAAAGAGCAGAACTAAGTTTGCTTTTCCATTGATTTATTTGAGCTTGTTCCGGCGGTATCATCATGCTGGATGGTCCTGTTCCAGTTAAATGTATATGTTTTAATAACATATCAATTACTTCCTCTAATAATGTCTTCAATGCTTCACCCAATACTACAGGTTCAGTAGCATCTTCACTACCCAAATAAATCTTAGGACTATTCAATATCATTTGTGCTGGTGTATTCAAAGTCATATCACGATCAGCATCAACAGTAAATACTCCTTCAGTGACTAAATTTATTGCCTTCTTCGCAAACATCATGGTTTCAAATGCCTTTGAATTAAAAACAAGTCTATCACTATTGATAAATATCTGATTTCCAATAAATTCATTTGGTTTGTCGTCGTAAAATTGTAAGTGTACCTTTGATTCAGCCGTCGCTGGTAAAAGCTCAATTACTTCATCTGTTGAACTAATCCATATGGAATTCGGATCATCATTTATATTTTCCTCTATAAGTTGAAGTGGTTCATCAGAAATTTCGTCTGGTTGCCCAACCTTTAATTTAAAATTTGGCAATTGTGTTTCAGGATTAGAACCAAACCGAATTGACTGTCCAAATCTACCTTCAATTATTAAATCGCCTTCCATTGGAAGCATTGGCTTAACATCACCAACTTTAAATGTTTTTCCTAACTTAACATCTCCAGCTTTGGGTTTCTTGTTTGGAGAACCAGAATTAGACACATCTTCATAGTCATTTGCTTTTCTTTTAGATTTATATTCTCTGGACAAATCAGGCAAACTCGCACCGGGATAAGAATTTTCATTGGGATTGTTAAATATATTAAGTCGTTGAGTATAATATAAATCTGAAAATAATACAGCCCCAATTACAATTTCATGTAAAAGTGGATAAACTTTTATATTAGGATCAATCGGTTTAGCCCAAGATAATAATGATTCTTCCTTCCCAACTTCACTTGTAATAAAACGAATTTTGGCTTTTCCAATATCTTCATATGTTTCAAAATCAGGATGTTCTTCATTTAAAATAACATCAATAACTTCAGCTGATTCAAGTTCATAAAATTCATAATTAGGAGCTCCAATTCCTCGAGAAGGATCTGTTCCTTGTGTGGCTATCCCCTGTTTATTACCATAACGACTACCTCCCGAACTTTTATCTATACTAAATGCCATTAATTTTTCTCCACAGTAACATCAACATCTAATTTAGTTTTAATCTCATCAAATTGATTACCTAATTCAGATAATCGTTTTTGTTCTTTTATTCTAACCTCTTCATATGTTGGCACCTTTTCAAGTATTTGTCTTTTTTCATCTTCTGATATAAGAGTTCCATCTTCATCAGATGATTTTTCATTGCGCAACATTCGTTGTATAGTATCAGATAATTTAACCAAATGTTCGTCGCTCTTTACTTTTATATCAAGATATTCCTTAATAAGAGGAACAACAACTATTGCACTATCAATATTAGTAACAAATTTCTTTAATTGTTCTATAAGAGTATCAACTCGGCTCCGTGTAGTGCTAGAATTATTATAAATATCTTCAAATAAATTAGAAAGCGTTTTTCCTTCAAATATTTCGTATCCTTTTTTGTCGTCCATAATAATCTCCATTGTAATCATATTTCATCATATATAAATATAAAAGTAAACAAAAAAAGGTCTCAACCTAAATAGGCGAGACCTCGTTGTTTATTTTTAATTAATTAACTCAAATAAATTCATCAAAATATTCATTCGTATTGAAATAACCTGTATTAGCATACGATTTTTGTAAGGCAACTATGTGTTCCCTCATTTTATTAACAACAGCAGTAATGTACTGAGTTCGTAATCCAGTCATTTCACGAATCATCAAATAAAGAGATTTTTTATTATGATTTTCTATTGATTGTGATCGTCTAAATAAAGTAATAATGGCATCAGCTATCATAATTTCTTGCCGTTTCGTAAATATACATGATAGATTTTTTTCCCAATACTCAATCATTAATACTATAAATTCAGGAACATCATCATTAAATTTTCTTTCTTGATCCTCATCAACAATGTCAAATACATATTCGCTTTCACCTACATCAATTCGTTGTTTTGTCTTCTTGTATTTATATTCGTCAGTGTTATTTAAGATTAAATGATTCTTTGCCAAAATAGAAAAATAAGAAAACGCTTTACCCTTATCTTGTTGATACTTATGCATATTCAAAACTAAAAATGAAACAACTTCAGCTTGTAAATTTTCTGATACACCTTGAAAGTATGGAAACTTAAAACGATTTATTATATTTTCAACCAATTTATTTATAGGCTTTTCTATTTTTTCCCGATATAACTTTGACTTCGCTACTTGATCATCCATTCCATTAAATTGAACAATTGCATTCTCAGCATCCTTCGTAAAATAAATTTTATTCCTCGCCATTAATCTTCTCCATTGCTATCCAATATTAACATTATTTTTTCAACAAATTCTGTACATCAGACATATCTATGCCTAATCTATTTCTTTCTTTTACTCTATTATATGTTTTATCCTTTTCAGTAATTTCATTTGGATATTCTACTGGTTCTTGTGGCTTTTCGTCTGGATCGTCAATTAAACCATACTCTGATAATTTTTTTAACACTGAATATATCGCTTGAAAAAAGAAACCTATTTCATCATCAGAACGAAATGTTCCAGCATCATCCAATCGATCTAATTCAGAATCAATTGATGCTATAGTTAATGTAAAATTTTCTATCCAAGTTTCATATGAAGTAAGAACATTTTGGTATCTATTGTTTTGTGCCATTTTACGCCGAATAATAATTCCTTCGGCAATGACCATACTCACTAAAACAGCTATAATTATTATTTCAATCATTTTTCTTCTCGCTTTTCATATCAATGGCTTCAAATAACTCTTCAAATGACTTTATATCAACTCCCTCTGTAGCCACTCCAGGTTCAAGTGTAAACGGTGTTTTCTTAGCCTTCCTTTTCGGAGCAACAATACCTCCTGCATTGCTTCCTCCACTTTCCATAAAACGAATACCATCTGATGTAGCTAACCATTGTTCATACTCAAGTTTGGACGCCATCATATCACCCCAATGCATAACAAATGGTAACATAGTTCTCAATCCAAATCGAGGATCATATGTCATATAATAACTTTTATTGCCTTCTTCGTAAAGCCCATCATGAAGTTTAATACCAAGATATTCTGTGTGAGTAATTGTTATCCCATAATGTTGTAACCAAAAAATCGACCTGTCAGGAACACCCATATAAGGTAACAGTGGATGAAAGTCATATAATTGTCCGCGTTTAATTTTCCATTGTTCATCTGTTTGAACATAATACTCATAATTGAGGTCACCAATTTTTCCTAAATCATGATTAAGGGCAGCAAAATTTAATTCTTCTTCTGTATATGTCGCTTTCCCACCAATACCCTGCCAAAGTTTTGATACCTTGTTTACATATTCAATTACATTTAATACATGTTGTACATACCCACCAGTATAACAAGAATGATAATTGATTTTACCAGAAGCTGGTGATGTAGCAATTCTATCAGCGTATTCCGTATATAATTTAAGTAACCGTTCTTCACGTTCTCCTTCAAACGAATTCTCAATAAAGGTAATTAAATTGTTCCAATTAGTTTCTATTTGTTTTTCATCAATCATACTTTCTCCTTAAATATAGTAAAGTTTTTATTCATTACCTTTATTATACTTATTCTATTGTATTTAAGTTCCATTTTAAATAAAAAAACCCAACTTTCAGGTGAACCTTACTGGTCGGGTTAATTTGTAAACAGATTTGTTATTTTAGAATGGAATGTCTGATGTATCGACAACTACATTTTGTTCACGTTCTGTATATCGGTCATATAGTTTATTCATCCATTCTAACTGAGAAGGTGATATTTTATTATATTTCTTTGCTTTGTAATAAACACTATTAACAAAAGCATAATTACTTTTGTCGTTAAATTCAGTCAATGTTCCAGGAGTAATTTTATCAACACGGCAAACCAAATCATACAGTAACTTCAAACGAGGTAAAACATGTTCTTTGTGATGTTTTAATTTTTTTGTATATTCATCAGCTGAATAAACACTTTTTTCCATTTGAGTACGAACAGAACCTTCCATGTTCACAGTAAAAACTTTCGAACCAGAAAGCAAAACATCTTTCATACTTCTAAGAAACCAATTGCTTTCGACATACTCAGACCATTCATTTAACCAATCAATTATATCATCATAACGCACAGCATAATCAACAATTCGCCGTTGACGAGCCGCTTCTTTTTTCAATTGGTCAATGGCATATTTGGCTTTACGATAATCATTCCAATCACGACCAAATACTAATTGTAAACAATCAAATCCTACAGAATATTTTTTGTAATTATTAGATTCATGTAAATGATTACCACCAATAACAGCAACATAAGTTAAACTATTACCACACAATTCACATTTTCCACCTTTAGCATGTGCATCAATAAAACCAAAATCATAATTATTAACTACATCTCGTACATCAAGTTTCCAACGACGAGAAACAATTGACTTCCCCTTTGATTGATGTTCGTGCAGATAATTCTTTTTCATTTAAAGCTCCATTCATTTTGTATACAGATAATATAATGAATGGAGCGTTAAAAGTCAAATTTAATTTATTTTTACTTCAGGTTCACCCATAGCTAATGGAGCATGTGTTGGAAAATTATACACATCTTGTAACATACTAATATATATTGGATTCGTTATTTTCGTCATTAAGATATTTCTATAATAAAACGATTTTTCTCCAGGTGTCAATAAAATATCAATCCATTCAGTATGTCGAGCATTCATCGTATCTCTAACTTGATAAATACCATCATTGTTTGTAGTTCCTTTAACCATGATATAATCACCAAATCGTATTTTCGCACCACGACTATTAAAGTGAGTTAACAAATCACGACTAAGAGCAACATATTTATATTCTCCAGCTCTATTTATGTCAATCTTTGTTCCATCAGCAGTAATATCAGGAGTTGAATCACATTGTTCAACTACTGGATGGTAACCTGTTAAACTGGTTGTATAATAATCAGTGGTAAATACATCCTTAATAAAATCTTTCATTTGTTGATGTTCAGTATTTACAGCAACTATTACCGAATCTTTATGTTGAACATCATTATTTAATCTATAAATATCATCAGTTAATCTACTGATGTGTTTTTCTTGTTTATAAACTTCCCACTTTATAGTTTGTGTATGAAATGCTACATTAACAAGTAACAGCATAAGAACACTAATTGCAAATGCCATTATGTTTACCTTTGTTAAATTTTCATACCACACTCTAACAAAAACCAGTCTGCTTAAAATAGCATACTTCGTTTTAGTAAATAAGTTCATCTTAATTCTCCTTCGTTTTTGAGTATAATAAAAAAAGAGCGCCATACGAGGCTTGAACTCGTTCCTCCACGTTGGCAACGTGGCGTGCTTCCAGTAACACCTATGGCACTTCTATAAATTTTATTTAATTATTCGATTTCACCGTGACAGTTAATAACCTTCATTAAATTACGATCTTCTTTTTTATTTAATCGGCGGTCTCTTTTTCTTTCCCGCCGTTTTTCTGATAATTGCATTCTACAAGTCGCATGATCAGTACAAGATAAAGAATGATTATGTTTAAAATATCCATAACCTTTACATTCATCTTCATTGGACGTATAATCTGTTTTGTAATATCCACCATCAGTTCTCTGATGAGCCCAATGCCAATCAAACAACTTCCACATTTTTCGTCGTGTATCTAACTTAGCTTTTTCCTTTGGTTTTAATCTCATTAATCATCCAAGCTGGCTAGTTTTTCGGCTAAACTGTTTGAATCGAGTATACCTCTCCGACCAGTCTTGGCTTCATAATCAGCGGCAGATAACCATTTTCCATAAGTTTGTTTATTCGTCATCCAAGCAGTCTTATGATCATTACTTGTACGCTCATTACGTGCTGCGTTTGAAGTATCATTTGAACTAAAAATGTTTGAAAAAAATCCCATTCAATTCTCCTTTGTATTAAATTAAAAGTGGAAGCGGCGGGAATCGAGCCCGCGTCTCAAAAGCAAACTTAAATGACTTCTACAATAATAGTTTATTCTTAAATTTTAACGTGTAAAATAAACTAAAAATAAACAAGAAAATTTATTACCCACGAGTAGATATTTTTGTTTTGACCTACCACCAAAAGTTCTTGTCGAATACGGCGTCAATTTCCACCTCTCGACAAAAGATGGATTGACGACTACGCAATTAATTACGCAGCAAGTTGATATGAGTTGTTAATTATTCTTTATTAGATTTTACGTTTCCCAACGTATTGCTGTCATTTACTTTTATCCTCTGATCGAATCCATGAACGCTCCCATAAAGTTGTGTGTTAAATAAGGATACCTGCACATCGGCATTAGCATAACTCAAAACCTTTCTGTTATGTTTTAAGGCTTTATATTCAACACAAATTATTTCAAAGAACACATATAAATATATAAAATTAAATTAAACACCTTCATCTTCGCTCATCTTCGCTCGCTGATCTATGTAATGGTATACCAGACTTCTCCTCCGGCCAAGTTGTGTTCCATATTAAATCTTTTATTTGAGCTTGTCGTAATGCTTCCTTTTCTAACGGAAGTGAATCCTTCCCAAACGCTTCATTGATTGAATCTGGACTGTATCCAATACTCCCAGCCAATTTAATACATAATAACTTAAATTCAAATATGTTAAAATCATTTTCATATTCATATATAATTCTGGTTGGTTCTCTTTCTTCATCCAATTCATCCAAGTGACCAAATTCATCATCGAAATCATATTCGTAAATTATCCTATCCATCTATTTTCCACCCTCCTGGTTCGTAATCTTTAACGTACTTTTTATATTTTATACGCTCAAGTCTATCTTTTGTTCCAAGATGAATAATATCAATTCTTTCATTTGGACTATATTTCTTTTTCGCCTTCACAGGTTCATTCTTCCATTCTCTATCAAAAAATAAAACTCCTGATAAATGATCCACTTCATGCTGCACGGCTACACATTCAAGTAAAGCCATATCTTCTTCAATTTGATGAAATCCATCACCAGAAAATGCTAATTCTACATCTTCTTTCCATTCCTGTATGACCTCTGTACCAACGCCTAAATAATCTACCTTCACAACTATATCGGTGTGCCTACGTGTCCTCACGGACGCTCCTGGGAAGGATAAACACCCTTCCTGATACCATGTTTCACCTTCGGCACTAACAATACGAGGATTAACTAATACTATCGGTTTCATCGCTCTAATAACACAAACTTGTTTCAATATCCCAATCTGAGGAGCAGCTAAACCAACGTCAGTATCCTTACATTGTAATAATTCTACAAATAATTTTTCAGCTATTTCTTTCGCTTCATCTAATGTCGCGGGTACGCTTATTTGTCGTAAAAATTTTTCATCTTGTATTATCATTATTTCCTTTTATTTTTTAATACCAGAATATACACAAATTAAATATGCTTGTCAAATAAAAAAGCTCCGCTCAAAGGCGGAGCCATCTCGCTTCGGCTCTTACATCTTACGAATGGCAGGTGAGTATTTATTTCATTGTAATTGCAAATAATTTATCGTCATGAATAAAATAAACACCATTATCAAAACTTATCAATTTCGTTGATGTGTCAAATGGAGTATTATCAATGACTTTAATTTTTACATTATCTATAAATAGTTCAGCCTGTTTGTTTTCAATAGCCAAAATACAAACTCCTTTTTGTATGACAGTAAAATTAACCGTATCATACGACACATCTTCTGTTTTTCTTACATTATATGTATCTTTGTCGTAATCAAATATAATTACAAATCTGTGATACTTCCCTTTACGTTCTGCCATTACCACACATACATTACGTTCCACCTTAGCATCCAGTATTCTATGTCCTTCTAATTCCTTTATGTAATAATTTTTACATTTGTCGTCAAGTGGAATGGTAAAATATGGCTTACCTAATAAATCTTGATATACAAATCCTTCAAACATTCTTGATGAATGTTCGCTTACTTGAGAAATAAAATCTATTTGATGCAATGTCTTATTATTAATCTCACGAAATGAATTTCTATATAAATTACCACCAGACATTGTATAAATTTTTCCATGCTTATACATCATACCATCGGTTTGAAGTTTCCCTATTTCATCTCTACCACTTTCAAATGTTAATGTCTTATGTATTAATTTACATATGACAGGAGTCATAGCATTCGTTTCGCATAATAAAATTTTATCGTATGAACGAAATCCTCTTGTAACCACCAATTTATTATTTTTGTAAATAGAGTCGTTAGTAAGATAATACTTTGTACCCATAAAACTATACACACTTTGAATACCATATTTCTTTGAATCCAAATCTACAACTAAATCAACATTTACTGTATCAGATGAATTAATGATAACTATCTTAGGAACAAATGCTATTGGAGCACTGACACTAATTTGAGGTGGTTCACTTCTATTGTTATGTAAAAATAAATCTTCCATCCATGTACGATGGCGATGCGGAATAACACTGAAATCATTACACACTGGTGGAAGAGATACTGCTTTATCAAAAACAGATATTCCATCGTCCATTCGCTGTTGCCATTGATTCGGCTTATAGTTTGGATGTTTACCCTTGTAAGGATGAATACCAATATATAACTGAAAAGCAATGATAGCAAAAGCATACCAATCAGTTAAATTACTAAATGAACCATGTGAAGTCGTTCTATCTCTAATCGAATCCATTATAGCCGTAGCTTTATAGTTTGGAGTTTGATAACTGTCTGTATCTATAAAATATGGTATCTTAAAATCATTTGAAGTCAATAAATTCATTTCATTCAAATCTACAATAAGACAATCATCATAATGAACTTGAGCAACAGTTTCTTGCATCTTTTGAATCAACCCCATAATAATTTGTGGAGTTAAATTATGTTGTTGCTTAAATGACTTTGTAAATAATTTACATAATGCTTCAGTGTTTTTTATATACTGCATAGCATATCCAATTACATCTTTATTCTTTAAGTCGTAAACTACATGCAATGGTTTTAGAACATTAACAGCCTGTATCTTCCCAAGTTCTAACATTTTATCTTTAGGTATTGCTTTGACTGAATCATGATAAATCTTTACAGCCAATTTACCGGACTGATAAACAGACGCTTCACCACCAGCACCAATATAATTTTTATCAGTAAGAGCTACATTCCCAACATTTTCGATATGAACTTGTTTTTTCATTTTTTATCCTTTAAATTCACACAAATGGGAGATTTTGTAATTCCATATTCAGTATCATTAAGAAATGGAAAATTGAGATTACATATTGAAACACCACCTTCATTATCCAAATGTTCACATATAGCAAATGGTGCTTTATGTTCCATACAATACATTCCTTTTGGTACTTCGATTGGATATAAAACTATTTTTTTATTTTTATTCATAATACTATCCTACATAAATACTTGCCATTGAAACATCGTCAGAATATTTAATCCCTTCTTTATCACATCGTCGTTTAATAACATTCATTCGCCGTTTTACAAAATCACCTGTGTGATTTTTGAAGTTCATAAATTCTTTCGCTGTTTCAGTAAATTTTAATCCAGAAAATGTGTGTGTTCCATCTGAAAAAACAGATATATATGACCCAACTGGAACATCTAAACAAAATTCAAAATCATAATGTTCAACACTTCCAACCTTAATATCTAATTTTCCATCATCATTTTCATAATAATGATTTATATTAACTTTCCCAGGAAAATTCTCACGGTAACCCTCTTGTCTTTGTTTGTCGAGCCGATAAGACAGATAATATGGAGCACCACTTTCATATTCAATATCAATGATATGTAATTTATTATCAATGTCATAATACGAAAATGAACCATCACCATAAGCAAAGAGAGAAAAAGATTCTCTATCTTCATATCCAACTGCAAATAATAACGTAGCATCAAGTGCTGTATCTGCTATCCCGAGACTACGAATAGTCCTCTGAGCATTTGATATAATCATGCTACCTATGATATTCCAATAGTAATGAGGTTGATACGGATGTGTATACACAGCTTTAATAACAGATTCAGCCGTCTTCGCTAAAATTCGAGCACCAATATCTACATCCTTTGACGCCGAACAACCATCTGATACAATAGCATAATGTAAATCATCATGTTTACCTGAAAGGGCATAATCTTCACATACATTATGACTATGCCCTATTAAGAAATGACTATCTGAATTCATATATTCACCCTTCGTTATTTGTACCATCCGTAGAATGTTTATATTCGCCCCATCCCTGATCAGGATCGGATTCTGATCTTTCTATTGGAATAGTACCATCAAAACAATCTGTATGAATAGCAGCGATACCATTTGATTTATCTTTGCTAAATTCTAAATCACATACATCAGTCCAATCCATTTTCCATTCAATAGATTTCATATTTTCATCAAATACTCTACCGTAACTATCATATTGTCCACTTAGTTTTTCAATGACCTTTCCCTCTTTTAACAGAAATAACTTAACATGTTCACCAGAAAAACTATCAGAATTTACTGGGTCTCCACATATTTGGCACACATAACTAAAACATCCCATTTTTTAACCTCCTTAAAATGACAATGATGTTGATTTTCCACCACCACCAAGTGCCTGAGAAGTTGAACTTATACTTCTACTAATATAACCGGCAAGTTTGGCAAGTTTAGAAGCCGATACATCACCCATATCAATATATTCATCAAGTTCAGCATCCTTTTTGAAGTCGTCAAGATATTGTTGAACATATGCTTCTCCATTCATACCAACAAGTACAACAGCAATAGATTCCAAATCCTCTGATTGACGAACCTTTTCAAGAAGCGTCTTTATTTGTCCAGGCCCATATGTTGACGAATTATCATCACCATCAGTTATAACAAATATAATGGCATTAGAGAAATAATCCTGTTTAGCCATAATCTTTGCATATTCGGCTGTCGCTTCAATAGCATGATATGCCGAATCAAACAAACGAGTTGAACCAGATGTTTTAATTAAGTTATCATAATCAACTAAATCAATCGTATTCAATAACTTAAATCCATGTTCTTCAGATTCCTGCTGATTAAATGATACTAATCTAATAAGAAGATTTTCCACACGACCACTTTTTTTACATGAATCTACTGATTCTTTAATCATCTTTTCAAGATCCCTGTCATAACCATATAGAGAAGACGAACGGTCTACGACAATTGTAACCAATGTATATTCACTGGCTCCAAGTGAATCTAATTTCACCGCACTGAACTTATAATTCGAGCCGGATTTTATTTGTTCCTGAGTTTCATCCATTAATAAAGGCATAACTTATCCTCCTCATTTAATTAATCCATGTTCTTTCATAAATAATTTTATCAAATATGAATATTCTGAATAATATTCTTCATTTACTTCATATGTATCACCAACATACCGTTGTTTTCCATCATCACCCGTAATAATATTAATAACACCTACAATATGCGGTATCTGTGATTGTTGCGGATCGCGTGATGGACTATTACATTTTATCGGAAGTCCCGGTACATAGTTAAGATAATCTGACATTGTTTATTCTCCATTTATTTCAAAAAATCCGTAGATGTAGAAACCTGCATTCCCTTAGCAACAGCATCCTTTACAAAATTTTCACCAAGATTTTCAAATCCAGTGACGTTGCTTGTCGTATCTTCCAACAAAACAAGTTTCTTAACATTTTCAGCACCAAAATTATCAATGATGTCGCCAACTGTGTTAGCCACACAATGACTCAATGCTTCACCTGTAATAGCAACCAAATCAGCATCCTGTAAAATATCAATCAAACGACTGTTTAACATCGTTGAAGGATCAGCCTGATCAGGTACATCAGCTTGAACAGCAGAATAATGTTCAGTAAATACGTTGCTACCCTTTGTTACATAATCAACAATCGCAAATCTGTCACGTTCCCAATCAAGTAAAGAATCAGAAAGTTCAGGATAAATTGAATGACCCCAGGTACCAATTATACAATGTTCAGGCCAAATACACAATGGATAACGACCATTGGTTTCCAATTGTTTCACATAATCTAATGCACGAGCAGAGAATCCAGGATTCGTAGCTTGCCATGTTCCATTTTCTACATCTTGTAACGTTATGATTGTGAAAGGATTTGGATGTTTCCCAGCTGAATCTTTCCAGAAAACAGGGTGAGCAATATCAACGGTACGATGTGAATCAAGCGTAACGCATTGTCGCTAAACGTTTCATATCATCATCAGCACCAGGAACAAATAATGAACCTTGTGGATTACTAAAATCATTCTGTGGATCGATAATTAATAAATGTACATTCATAATACACCTCCTATTTTTTGTTTCTTGTTCGTAACGGTTTATTCGTAAATTTATTTTTTTGCTTTTTCTTTTTTTCTTTTTTCGCCTTCTCAAAACGTTTGATTAACTTGGAATGTTTCTTTTCTTCGTGAATTTGTTTTTCTTCAAAGGACTTCTTCTTTGATTCTTTTTTTGGTGTCGACGGTAATGTGTCCTTCAAATCAGGCTGTTCTACTCCCTTATGATACACATTCCCTTCTTCATCAACATATTCCTTCATAAACTGCCAACCACGTTGTTTAGGTGGATGTTTTTCTCGTTCAAGTCTCTTTCGCTCTAACATAAGTTGAATTGGAGGGTCAACTCCTTTTAATACACACAACCAACAAATTCCACTAATGGCTTCTTCTGATATTTTAACTTCTTTAATTCCGCATTTCCTACAAAAAACATATTTATCTGTAGATTGACGGAATGATTTCTTTTTCTTAACTTCTATAATACCATTACTCATCTTCATCTCCTCCAAATTCATCAATCAATTCAGGTAATTCACCATCAGATAATCCAGATAATCCATGTAATCCCCTCATATTAAATGTGTTTAATAAATCTGAAAAAAGATTATTATGAAAAACAGATTTTATAGGAATATCCTTATCTTCTGAATATGGAATATAGTTTTTCGATGTTCCTATTCGAACCAAATCATCGTCCAGCTTAAATACAGTATAAGAATTTTCTTTATTTTCTGAACGAAGTTCTAATAAGTAATCAGATTCTAATTCTTGTCGAGTTAATGCTTCTTGAAATACAACTACATCATCGTCTCGTAAAATTTCAAAAGTTGGCATTTAATGTTCTCCTCTATCCACAAAATATGTTCGTTGTATTATTGTTTCTTCTTTTTCGACAGGATAATAAATTCTATATAATAACATAGCAACAGCAAATATCAATATAGCCATTACTATTTTAAAAAATAAAGATTTAACATATAGAGATATTGTAACTTCTTTCATAACTTTCCTCATAATAATAAAGGGAAGGGAATTTCACCCTCCCCACGAATTAATATCTTCTACTTTTTAATGATTTCTTTCATCATTTGAATCATTAACGCATTTTCAATTCCAGACCCACCTTTACCATCAGAACCACCAGTCATAACAATTTGAGGTCCAACCCACTTAGACATATGTTGAGCCACACCAATGTCGCGTTCTACATCTTTTTCAATTTGAAACTTTGCACGAGCAGACAATCCATCAGCAATAAGCAATTCTTGTTTCACACCTTGAGCAATGGAAATCTTCTTTTTCTTTGCTTCAAGAGCTTCCTTTGCACCAAACTGCGCAACTTCAAATTTTTCGCGAGCTTTAGTCGTAGCCTTAACAAGTTCAACTTCCTTTTCGTATTTAGCAGTAGCTACATTCGCCTTACCTTTTTCTTCGGCTGTAATAGCATCCTGTTTCGCACGAATAGCTTCTTGTTTAGCTAATTCAGTCTTCATCGCTTCGTCTTTACGAGCTGCAATCATTTCATCAACTTTAGGATCAAATTGAGGTTTGCTGATTACACATTCCTTAACTTCACAACCAAGTTCAGCAAAACGATTTTGCATCCGCATTGGTTTTCCAGCTAAAGGAAGACCATTAACATCAAGTTTATCGCTGTCCATTGGATGATATACCACAGCAGTAATTTTTTGTTCCTCAGTATCACCTGTGCTACGAGTAACTATAACTTTATCACTTTTCGTAACATAAATTCCATTACGCAATTGATCTTCAATAGCTTGCTGGAATAAAGCTAATGTAGTATAAGCATCTTGTGCAGAACGTAAGTTAGCAGATAATTTAATAGCATTTTCTACAATAGGAACAACTCCTGACCTGATGAAATGGTCATAACCGCCAGAAAATTCTTTCTTTAAGTTTTTAATTTGTTCCACTGTTCGAGGTAATTGAACACGAACTAAAGCACTAATATCAGCCATAGAACCATCATTAAAAATAACCCTCACAGCAGGTAAATCTGCTGAACCTTCACCTTCTTGATCTCCAATACCAATAGTAGCCACTTCTTTGTAAATAAAAATATCCCCGAACCATTGTCCATACATTCCAGGTAAAATTCTTACAGTCATGTCACCTGTAAAAGCCGCTTGTTTAATCCGGAAAAACCCTGCATCATTTGTTTCAGCCAACCGGCCGAATAAAACAGCAACTATAACAATTGCTATTCCAATAAAAACTAATCCAATTTTGGATTTACTGATCTTCATAAAAAGACCTCCCTTTTTGTTTAATGAATAATTAATTAACTATTTTCAAATTTCTTTATATTCCCTTTCTGTTTTTTAAGTTTATCAACATTAACCTTTTTAACTTTGTCATCTAATTCACCAATTTCTTTAGCATCGTTTATCTTTTCTTCGATTTCTGCCTGCCTAATATCATACCATTTCATGATATAATAATACGCTAAACCCAGACAAACCAACAATACCATAAAGCCTGAAAATGAATACATAGCCTTGTCCTCCTATTTATTTGTTCGTTATTTCTTCATATGTTATCCAACCATAAAAACCTTTATATGTAATGATAGAAAAATGTTTGATTTTAGTAATACAGAATAAGAATAACTTATTTAAGTTTGTTACCACCTTTAGAATTTGTACACTACGATTAACAGTTTTAACGTTTCTAAGTTCATTTTGTTCCATATTGGATTGTTTAGATTGTCGTGCTTGAATTTCGTTCCGTATTGTACGCAAACGATAATCTTCTATGTCTGGACGACCTGAATAATTAGTTCCAGTATGCATAGTTGAACCAAATGCCTGTGAACCATATTCTATATTAATTTGGTGAACAGGATTATCGTTCAATGACGCTGTTGGTTGTGAATTGATTGAACTGAGTGGATCTGGTTCATCTATTGGTTGATCATCCATAAATCTTGATATGATAGGAGGAGTATATTCTGGAGTAGATGCACCTGTAGGACGTGCTGCAGCAGTTTTAATCTGCTCAGACATCTTATCAAATGCATCTTTAATTTCTTGTTCGCTAAGTCCGTGTTTTGTTTCCATAAATGACCCTCATATTTTTAATATCATTTTCCAAACACCGTTTTTTCTACAAACAATTCAAACCAATCTTCCCATTTGTCAGACACTTCATAATAACGAGTGTCAAGCTTATTCCAATCATCTTGATTCGTAGGATGATTAAAGTCAGGATTTTCATATTCTATTTCACCACCATCACAATCAGGACATTCTTCTTCCTCTTCATCAATACTATTTATAGTTCCTCTACCACCACATTCTGAACAATGGTCGTAACAATATTGTTCTTCATCCAATTGGACATTAAAATCAATCATAATATTAAAAACAGCAACGGTTAATTCGTCCATTGTATTCAATTCAAATTTTTCCATCAATTCCATCATCTCATTATGTAAATGAATATCTTCTGAATGGAGGTTAAACATTCCACCACCACTTGTAGCATACCCATTATCAAAATATTGAAGATGTCCACCGTTACAAACTTGTTGATTGTATTTACCAATCAAAATAGCCATAGTAGCGAAATCACCATAATTTTTATTCATCCATTTAAGCATATCATCATATGACCACTTTTGATGATTTACCCATTCATCGTAACCTATGTCGAGAATAGATTGCCATATCCCGTCTTCTGATACACCGTTTTCATTGATTTTATTTCTAAGTTCCATAACCTTTGTCATTATATGCTCCAAAAAGTTTAGTTTTATCCTTAACTCACAGGCAATATACAACATTTTTTATATGAAGTCAACTTTATTTTTTAGATAGTTGTTTTATTTTTGTCGTTGAAAGCGTTAAGCATTGTGTGCCAAGCCAAAGAAGCACATTTCACACGCACCGGAAATTCTGCGACTCCGGTAAAGGCAGCAATTTTACCCACGTTATCGAAAGTTTCCTCTGTACCCGCTTCACCTGTAACAATTTTACGGAATACAGCAAAATACTCTTCTGCTTGTTCCAGGGTTTTCCCTTTTATTGTAGTCGTCATCACTGAAGCAGACGCCTTTGAGATAGCACAACCCGATCCCTCAAATCCCACTTCTTTAATAATGTTATCTTCGATGTTAAGATAAATCGTATACTGATCTCCACAGAGTGGATTTATACCTTCCATCGTGTGAGTAGCATTTTCAAGTTTACCAAAATTTCTGGGAGAACGATTGTGTTCTAAAATAATTTCCTGATATAGTTCTTTAAATTCTTGGTTCATCTGTTTCTCTTCTTTTTGGTTGCGATTGTTATATGTTCTTTCTTTTGTTTCTTTACCCAGGCAATATAATGAATAATACCATGATTGTCAAGTAGTTTTTTTACAGTATCATACTTTCTATCCAAGTCCTTGTTTGGTATCAAACGATGAACCATATCCTTACACGATAAACAAAACATAGCAACGTCGCCTTTACTTCCACCGCGACTCTTAGGCTTTAAATGATGTCTCGTAATAACTTCTACTTCTCGTCCACATAATTCACATTTATCCATTTCTTACTTCCATTAAACATTTTCCTAATAAATTTAATCCATCCCAATTTGATTCATTAAGAAGTTTGTCGTCAGACCAATGTAATCCAACTCCCCAAATTTTATCATAAGGAGATGCTTCAACAATAATTTTGGAGCCTGTAGATAATAACACTTTTTGTAAATCAGAATGTTGACCATATTTCGCCCGATTGACATTACACATAATTTGATATGAAATAAGAGTCCATTTTTTATCATCAAAATTCTTCACCTTCCGCCCTAATGCCTTTGCTTTCCCAGGTATTGGAGTATTAAGTATTTTGTTTGCCATTACCATATCATTAAAATACATAGCCTTTTCCCACATAAAAGCCTGTTCAGTATTTTGAAATATGTGATCCTTATATTCAAATTCCACTGAATGAAAGTTGGAAAAAATACCATTCCAAAAATATATGTGTGTATCTGTTTCTCGTTCCCAATTTATCATATTTCCTCCTCTGTGATCGGTATAAAATTATCAGTGTGGTATCCCCACAATACTTGCCCAGTTTTTTTAACTACAATACAATGTCCACTCATTAATTCAATTTCACCCAGAAACAAAACCACTTCATCTTTTTCAAATGGATATTCATCCTCATATCCAACTGGCGGTGTGAATTTAACTAATTGATTCTTCCTAACGTCCATTAATTTTCCCTTCTATTTTATTCCTTCACATTTCTATTAAGTTGTTTTTCTTCTATAACAATTTCTGACATATCAGCAATTGAATCAATCACTTCATAAATGTTTTCATGCATCTGTTCATCAAAAGATTTTTCAGTTGAAAAATCCATACCTCCATTAAATTTAACATCAAATCCTCGATTACGCAACGTTTCTTTAATTAAATAAAGCACTCTTGATTTTCCGCTACCAGCAGCGGAACTTACAGTAATATGAATTGTTTTCATGCAACCTCCTACTTTCATTCAAATATAAACATTTCGTCTGCTAAATATACTTCATGTCGACTGTGTGATTTTGGGCGAAGCCCCATGACTAAAACAGGTATAACTCTTCGATCCTTTTTTACACGAAACATTTTTTCTAAAAATTGTTCTGTTTCTTCTTTAGATTTTAAGACATGCCAACCAGATTCATACTTCGTAGCACACGAACCATCATTTACAATTTTCTTGTCGGCTGATAACCATTTACCACGTTCTAATTTTCGTGACCTTTTCGTTCCATGAAATAAACTATAATAATCACCATTCTTTACTTCAACTATTCTGTAACATTCTTGAACAAGCATCTATTCCCACCTCCCACTGTTAATATCTACATGAACATTCTTTATGACACCCTTAGCAGTTATGCTCGCTTGTCCATCATACAATTCGCCATCATTTCCATAGCCTTGTACAACTACTTTACGACCATATCTTTTTGTGTCTATTATTTTCCATTTATAAATTACAACATTGAAATTATTAGATTTAAATGGTAACTTGAATTCAAAATCAAACTCTCCTGCTTTATACATCCTGTGTTATTTCTCCTACCGATAATACCGCACACTTGATAATTCATCCATCTTAATTGTCTTTGCATATGGTTTATCGCCATTTGCTGGAATACATACTAATATACCAGTGCCTTTCCACTCAAATGCTAAACGATATTTTATTATTGTTTTACCTTCAACACCTTTGAAAAAAACTTCTGGAATTAGTACTCCATCCATTAATAAGCCTACTTTCTTTTAAGATCAGTCACCATTTCACCACATTCCGGACATGTCATCATTTCAAACACGCCCATTTCTTTCGCAACCAATTTACCCCACCTGTACGATTCTTTACACGCAAAACAATAATAATTGAATCCCTTTTTAATTACATCAGGGTCTGTATCAAATTTTGATTTTTTAGCCATTATTCACTCTTTCGTTATTTTAAGAATAATTCAATTTCCACATTCAAAATTTCATGAACCAATTTACCTATTGGTCGTGAACTGAGAATAGATGCTTTTTGTTTAGGAATCGGAATTTCAGGAAAATTTTGATCAAGAGCACATTTAACAGTCGTTTCCCAACGACCATCATTTGAATTCTTATAATATGGTTCATTAGTCAAAGCACTAATGATATTAAAAATTTCTTCTGGTTTCAGATTCTTCTTTGGTATTCTATGTTCTATTTCATGTGTAGGATGAGGAATACCTAAATGTGAAACAATTTTATCACCATAACGAAATATAGAAACCAATACATTTACCTTTTGTGATTTACGCTTTGGTTCGTCAGCAATTATAGTTGGTTCAACAGGAAGTATAGCTTCCTTTTGTTCGCTTTTTGATTTTTTTATTTTTTTAACTCCAGTACCCATTGTTATGCCTCCTTGTTTAATTTATCTATAGCCTCTTGAATAAGTTCGCTGTGAAATCCGCGTTCCATATCCGTCCGTATATAATTATCGGGAAATACAGGAAATATGTCAGAAACCTCATCATCAAGTATAACAAAAGACTCAACATCATGTTTTTCTAACCACATATGTATTTCATTTCCACGAGTATATTCCCAAAATCGGATGAATTCATTCGCTGTAAGTGAACCCAATTCATCTTTATATTCCTTCCACACAGGAGTTCTGTCTATAACTTCTCCTGTAAATCCTTGTTTTTGTAAATATAATAATAATTCATCAGTCGTATTTCCATATCTCCACGACGAAGATATTACCACCTTAGCATCAGTTTGTTCTATAACTTTATTAAGATTTTCAACTAAAGTAGGATCAATCATTTGTATATGACAAGCATCCCTGTCTGAGATATTTATACTATCCTTAAATAATTTACGAGCGCTATGTATTGAATTCCATATACAAACCACTCCATCAAAATCTAAAAATATGATTTTCATTCTTTCGCTGCCTTGCGTTTCTTCATCCAAGTAAATAACTTGCTTATGTTCGTCGCCTTTTCGAAAATTTCTTCCTTCTCAACAACTATGCTATGTACATATTCTTCAATCGTTCCTTCACCAATCAAATAATATATGTGTACAGTATTCTTTTGCTTTATCCTATGTAATCTATCTTCAGCCTGAGCCATTATTGCTGGTGTCCAATCTAATTCAACAAATACGGCTCTATCACACACTTCCTGAAGTCCATCAATACCAATTCCAGCCGATTTCATTGAACCTATAAATAACCGAGTTTGTTTATCAGTCACAAACTTATTTACAATACTATCAACTTGACCACTCATACCACCATATAACATAACAGACATTTTTTCATATCGTTTATATAATTGTTCAACAGTGTTTCTATGATAAGCAAATACTACTAATTTATCAACTTGTTCTAATGTATCATCAATCCATTCAAATACAGCCTTCATTTTGTAATCAACAGCGGCTTGTCGTAAATATTCTACACGAATCATTCTTTCAGCAAAAGAACTACGAGTTGCCAATTTTTGTTGAACTTGTTTATCAACTTCTTCTTTAGATAAATCTTGTCGTTTAAGTTTTGTTTCATACCAATTAATTGAATCCTGTTCTACCTTTTCATAAGCCGCTCTATCAGATAATGGCAATAAAACAATTTGACGAATCTTATCTGGTAATTCAGTTAATACATCTTTTTTCAATCGACGAAGCATACACGATTTTCGTAATTCTACTTGTAATTCTTCTTCGTTAGCGCTTCCGTATGTTGTTCCATATCCATTAAATTGAGGTGGAGCATATCGTTTAATAAATTTTCTACGACCACCAAAGTGTGAATCCAAAACTCCAATCAAATCCAATTGAGGTACTAATTCAAGAGTTTTATTTAATATCGGTGTTCCAGTAGTTAATATCTTAAATGGTACATCCTTAAAATACTTCAATACAAATTCTGTACGAGCAGCGTCAGGATTTTTCAAATAATGAGATTCATCACATATAATAACTTTTGGTTTCTTAATATAAAATCGACTACCCAAATCTGATACCATTCCATAACTAACTACATATATTTCTCCAGGAGGTATAACCTTTTTTGAAGTAATCACAGACACCTTCTTATGAGGTAACCATAATTCAATTTCGCGTTTCCAATTCTGTCGTAACATCGCAGGAACTACAATCACAGCAGGATATAACTGATGATATTCTGTGATAGCAAGAGCTTGAAGCGTCTTCCCTAATCCCATTTCGTCAGCAATTAATATACCATTTCTAAATTTAGAATACTCAATAGCAACTTGTTGGAATGGATATAACTTAGCAAATAATCCTTTGAATTCGCCGGATTCTATTCCAAGATTGGCTGTCATTGAAAGCCCAAATAACTTCTTTTGTTTTTCCTTGTCAACTCTAGCCTTTGCAATCGAATCTAATATCTGTCTGTCATCCATTTCATAACCAATTTCTTGTACTAATGGATTGTTTTTTATTTCATCAAATACTCCTTCATCTCGTACAAGAGTAAACCAAACAGGATCCTTATCTTGACGCTTTTCAAATTCCATGTTCAAATCTTCTCTGAAGAATTGTATCAAAGGATCAAATTTATTTCGCGTCAACCACGGTAATCGTATTTCTAACATGTTGCTTTGTAAATCAACATAAATACTTAACTTATCAAATACCCGTTTTCCAGCAGTTATATCATCATTCGATATTGCTAAGGACTTATAGTTTATCCCATAAGATGAAAATAAAGTTACATACTTACATAAAGCTTTATCAATCAACTTTACAACGTCGTACTCTTTTATTTTACCCCGCATCACATGACTAAGAAGCATTTTATCAGACGACGCTATACCCAGTATCTTACCTTTAGTTTCATACTCTAATACTAAGCGAGCAAAATTAACTACATAATGTTTATCAAAATTAGCCATTATCGTTCAAACACCTTTTCCAAAATTGGTAAAAATCTCCAGAAAATTTTTTCTTCAACTTCATCTTTATGAACAAAACCTGCCCAGTCAACTTCATCCAATTGGAGATTCTCTTTTTTAATTTCAGGTTTTTTATCCAATCGAACTATAAAATAAAAAACCTTTTTATATATTTTATTATTAGCCTTTCTATAATATATAATATCACCGGGTGATTCAATCATATCTACAGTAATATCTAATCCTATTTCTTCTTTCGTCTCACGAATAGCAGCTTCAAACGCTGTTTCAAAATCTTCTATCAACCCTTTTGGTATTGAATATGTTCCAGTCCAAGGCGCATTCGTAGGATGAACTAATAAAATTTCATCACCACATACTATTGCCAATCCAGCCGATTTACCAATTCCCATCTCACCTCCACACAATAAAAACCACTACCAAAATTAATACTATAATTGATATAACCAATGCAATGTTACCTGTATTTAATTCTTTTGATGTACACCAACGACTATAACCAGGACCAATTATACCATTATCATCATATGTTCTTCGCCATAAAAAACTCATATCATGTCCTTTCCATTATTACTATTGTGTCACTCACTTTGTAACACATTACAGCCTCTTGAATGTAATGCTCTAATGTAAATTCTAATATAGTTTCCATTTCTTCAAACGAACACCCGATTAAAACAGGTATCATCTTTTCTTCAAATAATTTCCCTGTCATTGGATTTTGCCATATCCCACGAGCCTTTTTGTTAATAGTTAAACCACCTGCAAGTTTTCTCACCTGTCGATCCCACTTCTGATGATGACTTAATTGTATGTCGTAACCATCAATACCAGTCACTGGAACAAAAATTTGCCACATTGATTTCCCAGTTGTTTTCGGAGTGTGAAATGTTACTTTTGTGTTTCCCATATAATACTCCCTTTATTCTACTTATTTTATTCGTAATCTTGCTGGTGAAAGTGGAAAAAATAATAATGGGTCATTAAGCGCAACCGTCATAAAAATACTATCATAAAAACCACCAGTATCAGTTACAACTAATTTAAAGGTTCCATTTTCTAAAAATCCTGGGTTAGTACCAGAAACAAATACATACCCCAAACTATTTATTTCAACTTGCACATCAACAGTTTCTACAATATAACCAATTAAAGTATCCAATGAATTATCTTCGAATATATCACCATAAGCTAATATCGTTATACCTTCATTTTTATTAAATCACTTCCCATATTCACTACAGCTGATGTTCTATTAACCTCAGTAATTCTATAATAATTCAATACATCGCAACTATCGAGTAAATGTATATACTCCAATAAGGAATCATCTTCAATAAAATGATAAATACTATCCATTATTTCAGGTGTTGATATTGGCGCTTCTGTATTATAAACTCGATACAACTCTATACCAGGTTCTGAATCTTGATAAATAGCTAAACGCCATCTATCAGTTTGAGCAAATCCTAAACAAACTAATAACAATAAAATTCCAATAGTTTTATTTATTATTTTCATTTCCTTTCCTTTATTCTGCTGAAATTAAATCAGTAATATATTCAGATTCATCTACAAAAAATGGAATATCATTATCAATTATCCAACGAGTACGAACAACATTACCAGTATCAGACGGAACAATGTATTCATCCTTTTTAACAACAAATCCAAGCTTTTGAATAATAGGTAAATCGTTCCAATCTAAATCTTTAGCTTTAATCATATCTAACATAATCTTAGATGATTTTCCATTTAATTCTTTATGACTATACAATGAACGGGCTATTGATTGAATAGAATTTCTCTTAGCATCCATCTGTCGCCAAATAAAAACATTTTCAATTTCATGTACAGGCACATTAAATACACGAGCATCAAATGAAGGTAATTTGATTTCACCATCAGCCAATACAGCATATTCATTCATACCTAACAAAGTCCTGATAAAATGACCAGTAAATATAGATGCAATAACAGACGTAATCTTTTGACTCTTCCCACCAAAATAAATCTGGGAATCAAGATGCTGCCAACCACTTAATAAAAATGTCACTTCGTCCGATTGACTATAAGCCATAATCACTTGTCCAATATCTTGACAAGTATTAACTGTTGCTGTTTGAAAAAGATATGAAAGTGATTCATCAAATGGTTTCTCACATCCCATAATTTTTACCCATGTATGGAAGGCTTTACCATCCAATCGTACAAATACAGGAAGATTAGCATCAATTTGATTAGATGCTTGTTTTTCATATTTCTTCATCCGATCACCTAAACTATCAGTCATTACATTTTCCCTTATGTTAGTTTTACAGAATATACTAAATCCACAACTCAATGTCAAATAAAAAAGGCGACTTGTTCATCACAAATCGCCCTAAATGTAACCTCGGAGGCATTATGAACATAACCTTTTAATAGTTTCTATATATAATTATACAACACTATTAAAACTTAGTTCCACAACTCGGGCAGAAATTATCATTCTTTTTGCGACGTTTTCCACATCCAGAACAATACTGCTTGATGTCCTGAATCGTTGTAGACTTCTTCGACACAGGAAGAATTATATATTCCACTGAATGAGAATGAAAACTCTCAAATGAGTCTTGTGAATTAACAAAATCTTGGTTAGATTCTGAACCTTGTTCAATTCTACCTGTTTCTTCCATTGGAGGACCAGCAGCAGCAACAGGAGTAGAACAATACAATATAGAGTCAGAATTAGATGTAAGTCCACTTGTATTACTAATAGAAACTCCATCTCCATTATTCGAATCATAATGATGAGTACCAGAACTTCTCCAATTAAATGGAGGAAGTGTTGTATTGTCTATATGAGATGTATAAGTATAACTCCCACACCAATCTATTAACTGTTGTTGTTTATGGAAAAATACTTCAACTCGACCATTCTCTTGAACAAGATGACTTCGACCACTTTCTATTTCATATGTTTCGAAACTAAACCGATGTTTGTCGTGAGAATCTAAATTAGGTGTATCTAAAAAAATATGTTCCCCAGGACGAAGTACAAGCCCTGAATTAGATACCCATTCTCCATTAAGTTTAATCTTCGCTAACCACTTAGTACGAGTTCTATTATCAAATTCTAATTCAAACTCGTCTCCATGTTTAAGAAAAATGGAATTTCCATTGTAAATTTTTAGACGGTTTTTGTTAATTGTTAAAAATACGTCAGGATGTGATGTCTCAGTATTGAGACGGCGGGTTCTTGCTCTTTTTCTCATAGCAATTCTCCTCTATTTTATGTTAATAAAATATCCACCAATCAATTTATGTCTTAAACGAAACTCCTATACAGTCAGAGTATAGGATGTCAGATATTAAGTTTCGTCCAAAACATTCTAAAGCCTTCAACAGGCTCTTGACCAATGAATGTGAATTATCTATCTATTTGTATATAAATATATAAAAATTATTTTTTAGTGTTCGCTTTTCACTCTTGTATGGAAAACACGAACAAGCGAAATTCGCGAACAAGCTTTATTGTTTGTACCAAGTTAATACATCAGATTTTCCTGTGAATACTTCCCATGCCATAGATAATCTACGAAAAAATCCCCATAAAACAACCGGTCTTGCTGCTACCCATTTACCACCTATCTCAGCATCACAAGTCCAGTTTCTCAATTCATCAGCACTATATCTGTTATACTTCCTCATCTAAATCCTCCTCCTCCACTTTCTTTATGAATTCATCAACATCCATTGTTATACATTCTTCAGGATGTTCTTTGATATGTTCCACTTGTTCTGTTAATTCATCACTCTTATCTTGTCGTTCTGTTGGAGGACCATAAAATGAAATATCAAATAAAATAGCGCCAATTACATCATACACTGTCATTACTTTTGTGCTATTAAAAATAAAACCAGCTTCATACCGTTCTTCAGATGGTAACTCTAAATTAGCATCAAAATTCCAATCAAAAATTCTCCATTCATCCCGTATCTTAAATGGATAATGTTTTATTTCATTGATTGGAGTAAAAGAAAATCCAAAATTAGTATCATGCCATTCATCATCTCCAAATGCTTCCTTACTCTTCATACGCCCACGACCACCAAAATCAACCCAATCATCTAAACCGTATTCAGGATTATCAGAATGATATTCAACAGACCACCGCAATTCAACATGATCAATTTGTTCTTCTTCAGCATCATCAAGAGTTTTATCTGGTTGATTCCATTCATCAGCCCAATCAGACAAATCATACCCTCCCAAATGTGATTGAAAAATATCAGAAATCTTTTCCGATTCAAGCATAACCAGATCGAAAAATGTTTCAAATGTAACACCATCATCAATATAAAGTGGTTCTCGCAACCATCGAACTAATGAATCAGCTGTATGTATATGCTGACCATCATCCCAATTATAACGATATAATCCATCTTTTTTTAATACAATACCTTCTGTTAAATCTTTAGGTATAGCCATTTTACACCTCTCCATCTTCTTGAATAGAATGATCTACTGTTACTGTTCCACCTGATTCATAAACTACATTTGATACTTGTCCAAATTGTTTCTTTCTCATTTCACGTGCAGAATCTTCAAATGTATCTGTTATTTCTTGTTCTGTTATTGTTTCTTCTGGTTCTATGTCCTTGTTATATTGTTCTTCAGGATCACCAAAATCAGTATTAAATTCAACATCAGTTGGAGCCTTCATAGGTTGTACATCAACAAATTCTTGTAATATACTTTGAGATTCTATGTCTGGTCGTTGAGAATATTCATATGGTTCAATTGTTTCAACTTCTGTTATAGGTTCTCCACCTTCTTTGACCATCGAAATACCAATCAATTCATTGTCTGGTATTGATACTACTTTTTTATTCGGCTCACTGAATCTTGGTCGTTCATCAATTCGTTCCTTTATATCTTCAAATGCTTGTTCGACAGGTTTTGCATCTTCAAATATATCATCAGTTTCATCTTCCAATGTGATTGAATCAAGTGCTACTTTGATTTCGTCTTCTTCAACAGTACCAACTACAATAGCAGTAGTATCACTTCCCGGTATTGCTGGATCAACTCCTATTGTATATTGTGTTTCTTGTTTACGAACAATGATAGCATTTAAAGCCAACACAAGAGCAATAGCCAATGGATCGAATACAAATACAATCACAAGAGTAAACCATTTCATAACTGAATCCATACTGGTATTGAACATTCTCGATAAATACACAAGAGGCCCAACATCAATTCCTGTATCAATCAATTCTAATTTTTTATCAGATATCGTCTGTTCCGCTCTTGATATTCGCACATTCGTTGAATCCAAATTCGTTACATACTTAGAAACGTTACTATCTATATTCGTTAATTCAACATTATACCTTTTGTGAACTTGTCCATTTCTCCAAGCCCTATATTTTACTGATGAAGAATCTGTAGCCATATTGTTAGCAGCAATTTCAGCGTTTCGATTTTCTATTGTCGATTGTCGTTCGCTTCTTAATGTTGCTATATCACCAGTTAATCGTTCACGTTCAGCAACTAAATTTACCTTCATTCGTTCAAATACTTGTGTTTGGGAATTTATCTTATCTAAACCAAGTGTTGCACCCTGATAGCTGTTAGTAAGATACCCATAAATACCACCAGACGTAATCAACATTAATAAAATTAAAGCAGTCGTTAAATATGCTCTTAACCACTTCGCTGTATCTTCCCAATGACGATATAAATATGATGCTACTATTATCTTGGCAAATTCTAATACTCCCATCGCTATTGCTACATATACCAATGCTCCAGAATATAACATTGATAATCCTGTAACCGAAAATATAGCAGCCCACGTTGCAACTGATGTGGCGGCTATAGCGACAAGAAATATAAAAAATCTACTCTCTGTTTTAATTAATGGCATAATTATTGCTCAGAAGGTTCACGCTTAATTAAAACAACCGCACGTTCTAAATCTTTCTGTAATTGAACAAGATTTTTATATAATTGATCAGGTGTAATGGTATGTTTTTTCATAGCACCCGATGATGCCTCTAATAATGTTTCCATTTTATCTGTAATTTCTAACACATTCTTCTTTAATCGCATTTATATATCTCCTTATGATAATATAGATTGGGTAATAACCCTTTAGTATAAATATATAAACGCTGGAAACTCGATTAAGTTCCAACACAATGAGGAATAACATTACACCATTTTATCTTAGGTTGTAGACCACCATATAGCAAATTACAGCGTTCCAAATCATCGTTGTGTATCTTTATGCTTGAAAAACTACTTGTACCATTAGCCGATGATCTGTAATTCATATCACCCAATTCAACCACTCCGATAAATAATTTGTCTAATATATTATTAGATATTTCTGTTTTTATTAATAAGTGTTTTGGAACTTTATTTGAATATGGATGACCAGTCCAAGAATTCCCAGTCGATAATGAGAATTTATGTTCTATTTGTTCACCTTCTAAAATACTATCAAATCCATCACCAGCAATAAATTTCCAATCTAATTTTAATTCCTTAGCAGCCTTCTGTATACACAAATCTACCATCGGTGATAAAAATGAAGCCCTCTTCGATGTCCGTTGTTTCTCGTCCTCTTCAACCAGAAAATCCTCCCAATTATCTATTTCAAACACATCCATAAGTTGTCGCAGTTTTTCGTTGAAGTGAACTAAAAATAACGCTACAAAATCCAATCTATATTCAAATAAATTCACGAGTAGTCCTCTCTAATAAGTTTACGGTTTTCAATATCAAAATTCATTCTTTCCTATATAATTCCGTATCTTCGTCTACTTCTATTTCAATTTTTTTAACCTGTTTACGTTCAAATACCTTTTTATATTCTCTACGACTTTTTATTATTTCTTTATCGTCTTCATCCCACATATAACCAACTTCATCCCAACCAGGATGATCAGGATCTAATGAATCAGCACATACAAGGTTCATTTTATACTTCTTTTCAGGATTAAATATTTCTTCTATAAATTTTACAGATTTAGGATTTAATTCAATGAAATACAATTGTTTCTCAATGATATGTTTATAACGTTTTTCTATATCAGATTCCCAATCAGACAAACTAATTAATAATCTTTCCAATACTATGCAATGGAAATTACCAAGTCCAGCACATGGATCAAGCCATGTTTCATGTGGGTTTTTCCACACATCTTTTGGTACTTTGTCTAACATTTCACGTATCAACCAAAACGGGGTAAAAACTTCACCATAAGTTTTTACTTTTTCTATCGTATTATATTTATCGTCCAAGTGTTTTTGTATTTTTTCTTCTATTGTAATACCCATTATATAAACTCTCTCCAAAAATTAGGTTTACAATATTTAAACATTCTCCATACAACTCTAAAATTACTCCAAGAAGTTGCTCTTCTTATTTCATTCCACTCATTTGAATGAAAAAATTTGACCAAATCTTCAGTATCTTTATTAGTTTTTGTAGGAATGGCAAACGCATTTTGTGACAACAACAAATTTCCGGTAAAATCCGCCATCACATTACCATTTTCCCCAACAATAACCTTTTTAGTACAAAAATCACCCAATTCATTTGTAGAACTAAAATAAACTTTAGGCTCTTTCTTTTCACCGACATAAATAGTATGAATCACTTTATGTTTATGCACATCAGTTTCCACATCCGACAAATACACATTATTTTTCCCTGGCTTATAATGTTCACTAAATATTACTCTACCGTTATAACTACCGTTAAAATCTACAACAGCATCAAAATCAATAATTCGTTTTACTAAATCAAACGAACAATTTGGAACAAATGGCCATTCTCTCAAATCAATAAAATGAGTTATACCATCTTCATCACGATATTCTGTTTTAGTTTTCCATATACTATTTTGCCATATATACCAATCATATCGAGTCCCAGCACGAAATGTTCTATGACCATCAGCAAGATTATGTACTTCCATATAATCTATTTGATTTTCAAACATTTCTCTACCTAACTTATTGTCAGGTTTTCTTAATCCAGCAGGATGTACATTTAAACAATAACCACCTGATATAACTTCAGCTTTACGTTGCTCTACATGACTCGTCCATGCAAGAGCATTACCCATACCTGAATGTTCACCCTTTGATTTGTTATAGGGTGGATTTTGTAACACTATACTCCCCTTTTTTTCCATTGATTTTCCTTCATATAATACAATATTATCACTAAACTTATTTTGTGGATTTATAAGATTTTTAGTTAATATAATTCCTCTTTTCTCAAGACATTCAATATAAAGAATATCTTCAATAATTTGTTTTTCTGTCAAGCCTCTCTTCAATAGGTTTAACATTACAAAATGAGAAAAGTTCCCCATTTTTTCAGTAATAATTATACGCAAATTGTTCATTAATACGAGTTTATCAAATAATACATCAGCAGCTTTTGCGTCACGAAATTCATCTATTAAAATTTCTGAATCCATAATCAATCCATCTTTTTTGTTGGTGTATGTTTCAGCATACCGGCTTTCTCGTAAATCTAATAATGCTTGCATAAATATTCCTTTTTTATACTATAATATACAAAATTTTCGTATTACTCAAGTAATTTCCGAAAAAATTCATCTTTTTTCATTGTTTGGATATATATTTCAATCCATCTATCATACTCAAAAACATCCACAATTCGGTGCTCAATAGCTCTTACCATTATCATTCTATCAAAATCCAGTGCTTCATCCATTGACATTTCAATACCATGTTGTTCAATCGTAGTTAAATTGAATAACTCTCCAATTGATTTTACTTTCCAATTAGTTAGCTCAAGTAATTCGGGTATCCGTATAATAAATTCCCTCAACAACAATTTGTACATTTTATTCGGATCTTTTTCCTTTTTATTAGCTTTTTGGAATCTTTCCAAATTAACAAAAGTCTTAGCTTTATCAGTTCCATTTTTATTTTTCTTTTTTGTGAAAACTGATTTTTGGCTATCTTTTAAAGTTAAAGATTTTATCAATTCTTCTTCTTCAGAAGGTATTTCTCTATTTGTCAAATCAAACTTATGTAAATTTCTCAATGTTCGTATTCCACATGGATCACTATCAACGATAAGTTTCAATACATATTCTTCATCGGCTTTTATCCAACCATTACCATCTCCATAAAATACCGGATATGTTCTATACATTTCCCTCGCCATTGCTTCTATACTAATCCCGTGTTTCATTGAATCACTCCACGCTTTTGTTGATAATGAAATGGTATATTCAGGATCAGCAATAAAAATCGCACAATTGGGCTTCATAATTATACCCTTTTCACAAACTGGACGATTCACGCGACCAAATGATTGTTCTTGTAATTTGATGTCCTTAATAGACCTAAGAAGTACCAAATATCCCCACGCCGGAACATCTACACCAGTTAACCAACGATTACAAGTTAATGTCAAACTCTTCCATGTTCCACCAATGGCATTTTTATCAGTAAAATCTTGTATTTCACTGATTTTATTATCAGCCTTCGTGAAGATTTTAGTTCTTTTCGATTCGTCGGCATTTTTCCCAAATATTGTATGTATATCTCTTATTAAAAGATTCTTTAATGCGCGAACCACAGCGTCACTATCACCTGTTGGAACAGACATTATACCATGATTTTTAGAAAAATCACACAAACCATTTAATCCAGTTATAGTAAGTTGACCATCACCAGTTTTAAACATTTCTTTAAACAATTCAACCAACACAGATCCGTATTTAAACCCATAATGTCCATTGTCAACATTATTTTTATCATAATCGAACAACTTTTCAAAGTTAAAATCTTCTGGTAATGAGTAGCCACGTTCTCTATACATTAAAACTGCTGAAGCAATGTTCAACATATAAAGATCTCTTGTAGGAAATACTTCTGCCCATTTTTCGCCATTTATTTTAGCTGCCATTATATCTTCATAAGAATATAAAAACCGAAATTCATCTGGAAAATATGAATCAGCGAGATAATCATGTGGTGTAGCAGTTATGAAAACTGACGCTTGATAATTAATTCTTGTTTGAACCTCTTGCCAGCGAGTTGTCCGAGTCCCAAAGTGGGCTTCATCAATCCCCAACAACCCAAATTTATAATCTGCTAAGTTTGAAAATCTTTTCTCAAAAACCTCAGTTACAAATTCATTTACATCGTTAATCTCAACTATTTGTTTTCCACCCTTTTTATCAACCATCTTCATTTTAATATCTTGCATCGAAACACCAATCAAATATATTTTGTTCTTATCATAATTCAGTATTTCAATTTTACTTTTATTGGAAAACTTTTTAGAATCAATGTATTCAACAGATTCATCTATAAAATCTTGCCATTTATTTACCCGACCTTGAAATTCCTTCAAAGTATCCGGCCATGGAGACACTATAAGATGGATATTCGGCATTCCAAAATGACGGGTAGCCCATATAGCATAATTAATAAATTGTTCAGTTTTTCCGGTACCTGTCGTCATACCCAAAAGAAAACACAACTCATTTACTCTTTGTTTATTTAATTTTATTCCATTACGACCAAAATATTTTAACATTACTCTAAAATATTTTCTTTTCGCGGCTCTATTTGAACCTCTATCTTGTAAATATTCTTGTCGTACTTCACTGTCATTTAAAAGACTTTCAATCGCAAAGGTCAATAATGGAGTAAATAAAATCTTTTCATAATTTTCTCTGTCCGAAAGATCTTCCATATGACCATCGGGAAATACAGCCAACTTCAAACTTCTTTTGTGTGGTGAATCATCAGCAGGTGGAATATAATCCGGATCTTTTTCAAAAAATACTATTTCATCGTTATACATTGCTGCATTAAATTGAACCGTTTCAACAACATTTTTATCATTACGTGTAACCTCAACCCAACCTTGTTTTTCCATATAAGGTATCCAGTGCTGATTATCCATTTGATACATTGCATATCCTGTTTTGTCCGTTAATGAATATGACCATCTTGGTGCTCCATCTTGTAACATAGGTCGCATAGATGCAGCCGATCTATCATGTTCTTTTGCTCGATTATCAACCAATCTATTATCATTCAATACAGATTCTCCAGCTTTAGACCAGGGAGTATGACCGGCTTGTAAATGATCTTCCCAATGATCAGTTCCAGCCATATCATATAATATTTGATTTTCATGGATAGATTTATCTACTCGTTTTGCTTTAAATTTCGACTTCCATTTCATAACTTTAGCTCGTCGAGTTTCTTCAATACGTTTCTTACTTTTAGCCATTCCATAACCTTTATTTTTTAATTATAACAGAATATACGAAATTTGACCTTACTAATCAACTTTATTTTTCACCAAACCAATGTTTTTCTAACTCACTCATAAGTTCATGAGTAATCTTATACCCCGTAGCGTCTCCTATGATTGAATCAATCATACATTTCGGGCAAAATACCGTTGATTCTATTAACCCACTCGGATTCGTCACAGGATGCAATAAACTATATTCGGCTTGTGCTTTCATACCTTCATCAACAGTATGAACTTCAACACAAGAAAAACAGCCATAATATTCACTTTCTAATATTTCTTTAGCATTATCAATCGAATGACTATGTACATCTTTCAACACAATTTATCCTCCATTAATTTTTGGCTATCACAGAAGATACGAAATTTAGCAGCGACAGTCAAGTTTATTTTTAGATTTTTTTAGAATAAAAAGCCGCCCACTAAAATGGGGCGGCGTATGTGGTTGTGTACACAACTCTCCTGGCTCTCCTTAGTCACCCGGCGTTCTGTATTATAATTTATCGTCTACAAAGCTTGACATTATTGCAGGTGCATTACTATCAAATCCTACAACGTCAAGCATAGAGGCGTCTTTTGGATCAGCAATTGTGAATCCAGTCGAGGTCATTGCTACCACAACAAGTTTAACATCATGTCCAACAGCTTTACGATAATCTCTCATCGCTTGAACCGGTTGAATGTTTCCAACCCAAGTTTCGCTGTCTGTATAAATGTAGATCGCATCAAAGTCCAGTTTATTTTTTTTCGCCCAAACAGCAGGTAATGCACAATCAGTAGACCCAAATGGTAAATTGCTTACCTTTCTAACAACATCATTCAATCTCATGTTCGGTGATAAATCCAATGTGATTAATTCATCACGGTTATTATTCCAACTCCCATTACCATATCCACCAGAAAATCCTACAATTGCCCAATTCTTTTCTGCCTTCATCGTTACCATTGCCATAGCAGCAGATGCTTCTCTTGGTGTAAATCCAGTAATACCAGCCACACCGTAATCCATACCCATTGAACCGGAAATATCAAGCGCAATAAGAATTCGTTTTCCAGATGGTACAATAAATGAGAATGCTTTGTAGAATGCTTCATCCAAAGCATCAACGATCTGTGGTACAACTTTCCATTCACCTTTCCCACGCATTCCGTGTCCAGCTCCGTAAGTTTTCATTGCCATCAACAATTGCATAGGATGAACTCTTGCTTTTTTAAGGTTTTCTTCGTTAGTAATTTTTTCAACAACCATATTAATGTCGTCAAAATTTCCAGCAACAAGAATTCCATTCTTCGACAGGTTACCTAAATTCCGAATTAACGCAGTCATAGGCATCCCTGGTAAAAGAGCTCGGTAAACTTTCTTACCCATGAAATTCGTAGGAATAGCTTCTCTTGGCAATCTGTATTCCTTAATCAAAGCAACGATTTCATCTTCCGACGTTGCTTTCTTAGCCATTTCAAATGCATAGATCAATTTAATGTCCTTTACATCATTAACAGTATGTGGAAATGTCTCTACAGTTTCTCCACCCTTAACTTTCATTTCGCCGCCAATTCCATGTGTAACCCAAGCGAAAATTTTGTTCATATCATCGTTGAAGGCTTGTACGTGAGTCTTACGAAGAATGTCTCGGTGAGACCATCCATCGCGAGATTGATATTTTACAACTTGAAGAGCCAATTTATCAATATCCTTTTCAAGATACCATTTGGCAATTCCATTTCTTAATCCACGACCCCAACCTCGAAACCCTTGTACATATTCTGCAAAGTGAAATAAGTGTGTTCCAATACGGGCTACTTTAGAAAGAACACTAAGTGCATATTTCTTTCCTTCGTCGTCAGCCAATCCTGCAACCATCGCAAGAATGAATAATGCTGGATCGTTGTTTGGTGCGCGACCAGCTAATGAAATTTCAACTACACGGTCTACGACACGCTTAGCATCTTCCTGAATTAATCCCATTACATTCTTAGCATGTTCTTTAGTCAATTTTTGAGCAGACGCATAGTAAGTAGGTTTGTCGCTTCCAAGAATTAAGAACCTATCAAGTACCTTCCAATCGTCTAATTTAAAAACTACACCACCAGCATAGTTCTTTGCCATTTCTTTTTCACGACCTAAAATTGCTTCTTGTTGTGAAGTCTTTTGTGTGTTTACATGTTTGTTATACTTTTGCATGATATGTACCTCCTGATTTAGAATTAATGACTCTAATTTATAAACAAAAAAACCCGCACAGAAATATCTGGCGGGTTCACTTAAAAATATTAACCAGATAAATGTTGAATGATGTTTTTTACGAATGCTCGATGACCATCATTCACGACCCAATAATAATGTTTTGTTACTTTAATAAAAAAATGCCTCGGTGGGATTCGCATCTACCCACAAACGTACGCCTGGACTTGGATTTTTCAGTCACACCAATAAATCTCCGTCGAAATTTATCTTTAAATAGTGGAAGGATTGATTGTACCTTCATAATCACAGATAGTAGCTATATGCCAAGTATTAGGGGATTTCTGCAATCGTGCGCTCGTTTCTGTTTATTTCAACCCCAAAAGTTGATCTCACTTCCAGAACGTCGCCACCTTATCCGCACCAAGTTCGTAACTCGCTCCCCAAGCTTTTCAGCTGGGGCTACAATGCCTTACACGCCTATACGTGTTATTCGGCCACGAGGACTTGTATTATTATATTGTGAAAGACCTATAAAGTTGCGGGGGCTGGATTTGAACCAGCGACCACTTGGTTATGAGCCAAGCAAGCTACCAGACTGCTCTACCCCGCAATGTAATGTTAAAAATATAAACGGATAAAAGTGGACAAGGAGATTGACGAGCATCACGTCCTGCTTCACCTACGGCGCGAACGCCGCAGTTTTCGATTGAGGTAACCCTGTACCAGCGACCCATTTAAAATGCTTTAGGATAAATTATGACCAACGAAGAATTGTTTATTCCGTAGTTTATTCCACGTTTTTATTTACATTGTTATATCAATGACTTTTTACTTGTTTGTTATTATCAAGACACTTATACTGACCATTCTAACCTTTCGGCTTCGTTTTATAGAATGGTTAGTGAGTAAAGTATGAAAACTCACCTTCTCTTCAGCTTCGTCTGAGGTAACGTTGCATCTCCGACCCTAAAAGTTGTTAAAGACCTCTGCGTATACGACGTTTTTCTAAACGACGTTCACGTTTCGCTTGGCGACGCGCTTTGTTCTTTTCGCGACGACCTTCACGACGATACCGTTCACAGTTCACTTTATCGCGACCATGCTTACGGTGTTTGTATCCACTTCGAGATTTTGCCATGATATGTTCTCCTTCTTAGTTTCACATATTCATGACAATCTCCCTTCTTTTAAATTTTTATTATTCTTCTTAAATTTTATATATACAAGTATAAGTATATATATTTTTTTCAAACATACCTAATTACACGATTTAATTTCAATAAAGTTCCATTTATTTTAATAATCTTCTTTACTCATACTCTGAATGTAATGTTCGACCCCAAAAGAAGCACGATATATCGACAATACTTCAAGAAAAACATTTTCGCCTTTTTCATATTTTATTTCACACTCATTGAAAGCTTCTTTTATATGAAATAGTTCTTCTGAATATGAATGAAATGTATCCACATCAATATCATCAATAAATGCCATTTCCTTTTCAAAAAATTCTTCTGCCTTTCGAATACGATTAGTAACTTCCATCATTGCTCTAACATTAACTAATACAATTTCAATAACACCATTCATAAGTTTCTCCTTATTAGTACCCAGAATATAAGTATAAAAAACTTAATTGTCAAGTGTTTTTTCATCTTTTTTATATGGAAAATCTTCAAATTCAGCGTCAACTATTTCGTCAACGAAAAGAAGGACACCATCTTTTTTCAAAACCATTGTGGCTCCTTTGTACCACTTAAACCATTCTAATCCCTCAGACGTTATTCCTTCGTCTCGGACTCTATGTTTTACTTGCCATCGTTTATCTTGAAAATCAATAATGTCCATTGGTACTTCTCCTACAGTTGTTATTTGATGGTAATTTTGCGAGACTTTTCGTCTTCACTCTTTGGTAATGTAATACTTAGTATACCATCATTGAACGTAGCATCAATTTTAGATACATCAAATAAATCTCCAAGATTAAATTTGCGAGCGAATGACCGGCTACCAATTTCTTTGTGTAAAAATTTACCAGTTTCTTCAGCAGCATCCTTTTTTAATTCGCCAGTAATTGTCAGATGTCCTTTTTCATATTCGAGTGTAACGTCTTCTTTTGTAAACCCAGGAATTTCTGCAATAACTTCAACTTTATCATCATATTCCTTAACATCAATTTTAGCTGCGTCGTATGAAACGCGCGGTTGAAATAATTCACCCAACATTTCATCGAATAATGTAGTTGATAAAAATGGATTGTTACGATATTTGCGTAAATGATTCATAGTGTTCTCCTTTATAGTAAGTAATATTATTTAATTACTATAATACACTACAAATATCGTACCAAAGTCGTAACCTATTGTTTTTTAAGAACTTCATAATTCACAGATAGCGAATAGAAAATTGTTGTGTCATTATGTCACATCATTATCATAAAAAGATGTCATTATATCATCTAACTATTTTCCTTGTGGAAGTCGTCTCCCCAAAGTTGACAGAGTACTCTCGAATTAACTGTTTCACCAATAGCAGCCATAATCTTAATATATATCTTCGCTGTATTATAAGCATCATCAACACCTCTGTGAGCGCTTCCTTCAAATTTCATATCTAAGAATTCCATTATACCATCCATGTTCCGTTGTACTTTGCTTCCTATTAACGTAGATAATATATATTTCAAGTTAAGATGTGTCTTGTGAAAAGGATATTGTATATTCTTATGCTCACATTCTCGTTGGAATTGGCTTCTGTCATAATCTCCCCACGAAGCCCATTCATACTTCATCGTCTTAAATTCAGATAACATTCGAGCAATAGCATAGGCTAACGTCGTTCCTTCTTCATCTAACATTTCATTGGTTATACTTGTTAAATCAGTACAATACTTACTCAATTTAGGATATGTTACTGGCTTAACCAAATAACTTTTCTTTTCTAAAATTTCAAGCGACTTTACATCTACTTGAGCTATTCCTATTTCAATTATTTCAGACGCGAATCTTTGAGGTGCTCCATTTGGAGCAATTTGATCAGGCCAGCATGTCGACTCCAAATCAATTATATTTAATCTTTGTATTTTTTTAGGCATCTTCTTCCTCATCTAATAATGTTACTATATTTTCATCATTTATGTTAATTTCAAGTACTCTAACAGTATGATTTTTATGTACTTTTATTTCAACACGCATCATATCTTTTTGTTTTTTCTGTTTTCCATCCCAATCAATGTAAATAATATTATCACTTTCTCCAGTATGAAGCGTCATTTTATTAATCATCTTATTTCCTTTACTATTTTATTTGAACCACATAACTTTTTTAATCCAATCCCACGTGCTTCGTAATAAAGCAGCGTATGTTAATTTTTGTCCAACATACCAAGCAAGCCACGATACAAATATCCAATACCAACCAAATTGAATACCTGCATAAACAGATATCACTAACAATGTGATTGATTTAAAATTATGATAACCATCATAAAATGCTGGATGATTTGGAATACTAAAATTCTTTATTCGTTTCCACGTTTCAGATTTAGTAAATTTCAGATTCCATCTTTCAATAAATCCAATCCATCGTAATAAATATATTCGCTTGTGTTTATCCGATGGATTAGACCTAAACCATTTGAACCAAAATTGATTTTTAATTTTTGCGAACCAACTGTTTTCCCACCACGAATCAAAACCTGTGTTGTCAGAAAATTCCCGCAATCTATTCAAAATTCCAAGTATAAAAATAAATAATATAAAATATGTTATGTTGTCCACATAATTTCTCCTTAGTTATATAAGCACTACTGTAAATACAATACCAAATAAAATTCCAATCAATATACCAAATAGGAAATTATTTTTATTGAATTTATCAGTAGATTCTTTTTTAATTTTCGGCTTTGGTAAAACAACAATTCCATTACATTCTAATGAGGCTGGTGTATCAATTTTCATTATAATAGTTTCAATGTCCATTAAATGCTTGATTAAATACTTTTGTCCATATGTCTTAATCAGTTGTTTTGCTTCATCCAATGCTCTTTTTTCTTCACTAATCATTGTATTTATTCTCCTATCCTTGTCGTCCGCTTGGTCGGATTCGAACCGACGCTGGCGAGAATTTAGAGTTCTCCGCTCTACCGGGCTGAGCTACAAGCAGATAAAAATGGCGACATTACCGCCGCCATATTAATATCACACCGCACCATCATTGTCAGCATCATCCATAATTGGTGCAGTAACAATAGGTAACTTACTGAATTTAGAACCAGTAGAATACACGGCAACTGCAGTTAATTGATTATCTAAATCAGGTTCAAAAAAGCCTGACACGGGAGTTTGTTTCAGAATTGATTTTGTTGAATTCTTAAATACAACTTGTTCTTTCCAATCATACAATTCTTTTTCATTTTCCACGGCAAGAAAAATAAGATAACCATTCTTCCATTCATTATCAGGATAATCTAACATAAATTGTGCAACTGCATGTGCTCCTTGAACTGATTGATAAACCGCACCTAAGTCATTACGCGTCAACACATACAGACGTTTCATCATATACCTCCTGTAAAGAGGGATACTCTTCAGAAAGTCGTCCAATGTAGTCAAAATTCGCTTCATTTCCATCCTTTACCTTTGCTTCAATTCTGTTATACCATTCAATAGCTTCAGCAGTTAAAACTCCATTTTCAGTATGAGTGTTAGCGTTAAGTTTACGTGCTAATGTATTCGCTATATGTTGATGCCGATATTCATACCTTATTTTTTGAATGTTCATCCATAATCTATAATCACCTTCACCTCGATTATTACGCTGTGATTCTTTGAATTCAAGTCTAAGATCATGAAGTTGTTGTGCTAAACCTTTAAGATAATACTTTTTCGATTGATAAAATTCTTTATGATTCATCATTTTAATTCTCCTTTATTCTTATTTCGATTAGTTAATAACATTTAAGAATAAAGAAAAATTATGGAGGTTTATTTATCTACGGAAAACCCTAACCGTAATTTCCTAACCAATATTCAAACATAATGGTTTCCTTTCTTTTTTAGATTACACTTATAAATATATAAACGATTATTTTTTATTTTTGTTCCCTGTTCTTCCATATTTTTGTTCCAGAAAATTATTACCTTTTCCATATTTTTGTTCAAGAAATTTCATCACAACAGCCAAAAAAGCCATTATCATTGCCAACGCCACAGATTTTATGAAAAGTAAAATTAATGGGCCGGAAGCGTTTCCCAATATCGCTGTAAGGAAAAAGAATATAACAACACCCCAAAATATGGGCACCTTAAAGATACCCATATATGTTTTGAAAAATCTTATCATTTTGTTACCTTCTTACTTTTTCGTTTTTTTGGTACTTTAACATATTCCAACGATTGAATTTCATACACAGGTGATGGATGTATAAGACTTTCATATACGCTACTCCAGTTATTAGCTTTATCATATTGCGCTGTCTCAACATCTTTAGTACAAATAGTGCATTGGATACGACACTTTAAACCATCTTTCAATCCTGGTTTAATATCAAATGTGTCTGGTAATTCTTCAATAACAATAGTACGTTCTTCGTTTTCACAAAGAAATACATAACCATCGTATTTACGTTGTGCGATTAATAAACCTTCATCATTTACATTAAATATAAAATCAATTGGAGGACAATGATTGCTAACAGTCTCAGTAGCAAGTGACCATACGATAACACAAAAATCACCAATTTTTTTCATAACCCACCAAATGCCAAGTCCAATTTGTTTAATGAGTAACCAAGCCCAAATAAAAGGGTAACCTGGAAAAATTTTCAAACCAGACCAAACAAACCCAAACAATCCAATAATAGATTCTACCCATTGTTCAATAGATTCATCTCGTTCCTTACATCGTGCTTCGCTTTCTATTCTTTCAAGTTCAAGTTCATCTTTATGTTCCAAATTCCATTTTAATTGAGCTTGTTCTTTTAATTCTTGATTAGCTATAATTCGTTCTCTACGTTCTTTATTTTTTCCAATACTATTTTCACGAATAATACATGACTTTTTAATAACCCAATTAGAAAATTTAGATTCAAATAAAAGAATAGTAAGTTGATATATTGATACCAATAAAACCAGAAACACAAATAAAAATGCTATCCCAAGCCCTAAATATATAAACATTTGACCCCAGGGAACTAATCCGATACCATTGAACAAATAACTGAATCCTATCCCAATACCAGTAAACATCATAGGTAATCCAAGTGTTACAACCACCACAAGCCCAGTTCCAATCGCCCATATAATAGCATACGGAATAGCATAAACAAAAAGAATTCCAAATCCTATCCAGTAAAGAAGTTCGCCATAAACAAATAGAGTTATAACCACAGCAACAACAAACAAAACAAACGTTAAAAGCCAGGCCGCTATCATTTTACTGGGATTAATTATTTTTTTGTATATATCATCAATTACATCAGGAACAACCCATGTTAACGGTTTAAGAACAACCCATTCAGTGATTTTCAATAAAATAATTGGAATAATAGAAACCAACATTATTAAACTACCCCAAAACATAAATTGATAGAATGGACATTTATTCGTTGCTTCTTGTTGACCCATACCATACCAATCTCGTAACCACTGATAATAACGATAGCGAGCATCGTTAGTTCTCATTACAATGGTTTCTTCATGACCGAGTTTGTCGGCAATGTTTTCACCAATTTGCTGTAAATTACTCATCAGTATCTCCTTTGTCTTTAGGCTGTAAATCTTTAATGACAGTTTTCAAACTATCATTTTCTGACTGTAATCGTTCAAGTTCAATGTCGTCTTTCATTATATATGAATTGTCAATGTGATTGAATGACGCCCACGACATTACAAAAACTAATACAATTACAATAATAACCAGTATTGATCTCATTTCAAGTTTCATTAAATTACTCCTTTATATTAAGTACATTTTTTGCTAATTCAATTGTTTTCCGATTTCCAGTATGTTTTCCTTCATCGTCGCTTAACTTTATTGTGTTAATCCATTCGTCTTCACCACTTGGTTTAGCAGCTACCATTTTAATTACCATATTTAGCGGATGAACGTCAGGAATATCATTTGATAACCAAGTTCCAATACCATATGACCGTTTTATTTTCCAGCCATATGATTCTATACGTTGTACTTCATCAAAGTCCAATCCATCAGAAAATACAATTGTTTTGCTGGTAGGTGGAATCCCTAACTTTTCATAATGTTTTTCAACTTCATTTCCAAATTTGATAGCGTCACCTGAATCGTGACGAACACCATCAAATAATTTAGCATACAATGTATCAAACGATTTGAAAAATGATTCAGTTGTAAAAGTATCAGACAATGCAATCCCCAAATCACCATTATATACATCAACCCAACGACCCAACGAAATAGAATTAGCTTGATGAAATCCATACTTAGCAGCATGAAACATAAACCATTCGTGAGCCTGTGTTCCAATTGGAGTTAAGTTGTATTTTTCTGCGAAATGCATATTACTTGTTCCAACAAAGAAATTCCATTTATTAAATTCTTCAACTAATCTTTGTTGGCTTTTATATGAATACCGACGACGAGTTCCAAAATCAGCAATCTTAACATCCAATTCCTTAAAATCTTCAGCCTTATGTTCGTTGCGAATATCTAAATCGCTCCAGATAACTGAAGCACCGGTATGTTTAAAATATAATTCAGAAACCAAAGCCATTAAAGGTACTTCCCATAAGATTGTACGAAACCAATATCCTTCAATGGTAATTTGTAGTTCGCCAGAATCCCAGTTAATATCAACTTCATCAGATTTATAACGATAACCATTTAAGAAATCAACATAAACAGGATTAAAGAAATATACCTTTTCTTCTAAAAACTTACGTTCATTAAAAGTAAGATACAAACCTTCCATATCCTTAACAGCCTGTTTCAATTCAGCGACCATTTTTTCAGGAAAATACGTAGCACCTCGATCAATGAATTTATATTTCACTTTTGCACTGGGATATAATTTCATTACTGCCTGTTGCATTGAAAACTTATACAAATCATTATCTAACATCGAATGTATCATAACCTTTTCCCTTCAATTTATATTAATTGTCCATCCCAATCTTGTAACAAATTAGGAGCAATATTTTCATCTAATTTATTTAACCAAACATAGCGATAAAGATCATATAAATAAAAAGCTTTCATTCCTAAAAATATCATAAAATACCAGTTCCCAAAACATATCATAACTATATCCATTAAACTCAATGATATTACAATTCCATATGATACTTTGGATACAGCAGCCCACACAAAAAACCAATCATACACATATGTTATACGTTTAAAATATTTATAATCAGTTCGTTTTGGAAACCTATAATGTGTATTTGTCGTTCTATTTTTGAAACCAATAAAAACATCCTTTAATGTATAATCTTTATACAAAAGTGCTTTGTACAAATCAGTTAAAATATTATCCATATCATTCCTTTAAATTAGTTATCAATAAAAAATGTGATGTGAGAGTAATTTCTTTCCAGAGCGATCTTAATGTGGTTATTAAGGTTGTCCACTAAATTGTCTTTTATTGAGAGCTACTCTACAAATAATATTATGTGAACCTCACATGAAATTATTCTAAGACAGATCGATGCGCCAGTTTCTCAAATAGTTATCAGGTGAAGCATTTGTTATTGGGTTCTGGCCGTGTCCCGTCCACCAAGAAACTATCCGTTTTCACATCACATTCCTTTTAAATTTTCAATTTCATTGTTTGTGAATACTCTCGTGTAATAACCGTATCAATAAGTTCAGTTCCCCTATAACGATTTTGACGATGTATTTCAATTACATGATGTGAACCATTCGGCGTAAAATGTTCTTCCATCATGATTTTATTTACTTTTTTTGTTAATTCACCTGCAGAACTTGCAGTAATTATTTTATATTCGTTCATAACATAACCTTTCTAAAAAATTAAAGAACCTTTATCATCCCAACGAGAATATAATTTTCCATTCTCACGGATAATTAAATACTTCAACACATTTCTAACTTCTTTACTCATACAGTCGTCATCAATTACTGTTGATATTCCATTCAACGAATATTTCATTGCGCCAAATGGTAATAATTCAAGAGCGTTTCCATTATCTTCTACATATTCAATTATATCATTGAAAGTTTCATAATCAAGTTTATTTTTTTCAATCCAGTTATCTTGTTTGCTTCCATTACCATTCAAATATAATTTCCGAAATGTTACTTGGTCAACATCCAATTCTCCCAGTCGTTGATACAGATCTTCAACAGCAATATTATTATATATGTTAGTTAAATTAATTGATATACGAACATTAAAATTTCGTTCTTTCAAAAACTTAACCAATTCATCCAAATCAACTTCACGACCAGCAGGCATTTTCATCCATTTAGAATTATATTCAGAACTGAATATGTCGACAACACTGATGCTAATCGTATTAATCTTATTCATACTATAACCATATTCATTTATACAATCCATTAAACCAACACCACTTGTCTGTAATTCAATCCATTTAAAAGGAGACGGCAATCTTTTATTTATATCGAGAATATGAATCACATAATCCATATTTTCTAATGCTTCACCAGTTGATGTAATCATTAAAGTATTTGTTCCATTGTCGCGAGCAAATTCCATTCTTCGTTTGACAGAATCCAAATCAATATTTACATTTGTTCTAAATTTTTTGTTTTCTTTATTCATGTGAGAAACACAGAAAGGACACCTGTTTGGGCATCCTGCGGGAATTAAAATTGATAAACTTTGAACTTCCATTTGTAACCTTTCATTATTTCTTTACCAGAATATAAACCAATTAAAATAGAAAGTCAAATTTATTTTACAAAAAGTACCTGCGAATACCATATTCTTTGTCAGCTTCACACCAAAGTCTACCTCGAGGATTGACAACTGGACGGTGGTAACGATCCACCACAGGATTGTGGGAGCAGTCGGAATCGAACCGACATTTATGAAGGTTAAGAGCCTACTGCAAGACCAATAATTTGCTATACTCCCAATTTTTTTAACGTGTAATGTTACCAGTCATAGTTTCAACACCACCACCTATACCTCCGGAGACATGAACATCACCAGACATAGTTTCAACATCACCAGTTACATTTCCTATAACATTTATATCACCACTTTGAGATTCCACATTATCAACATCACCCTTTATAGTGAGATTGTTACACGACATAATATCTAATTTTTTCATATTACCATCAACATGAATGTTAATTTCTTTTTCGTCTGGAGTTTTAATGGTGTTTCCATCAATACGAATTTCACCGGAACCAACCACTATTGTATCTCCAGAATAACGACGACCATTTACTGTAATTGTGTTCATATCAATTCATTTCGTCGTATATCATTCCAATTGCAATAAAAAAGAATATAAGTGATACACAACCAGATATAATCATAAAAACTGCGAGTGTAATAAAAAATCCACCTTTAAATAATGATAATATGATAGCTAACGCAAAAAACAAAAATACTAAAATACCACTACCAAATAAAAGCCCAACTATTTTACTTCCTTTCAAATCTTTTAAAAAATCAGTTAATCCAGTCATGTAACCTCCATCATTTAATTTTATCCCAATGTTCTTTAATTAAAATCAGTAAATAATCAATATCTATATCATGTTTTTCCGGTACATCTTTTGTTACTGTTTTAAAAACAAAATGTTTTAACATCATTATACCTTCAGGAGTCCACTCATCTAAATTCCAAGTTTCCTCTGTAACAAGTTCAACAAATTCTTCATCGTTATCACAATTATCAGGTGTAAGATTAAATACTTCAGGCTTAAACATTTTTCCAAAATATGATCTATCAGGATTCATTATAACTCCTTATATTAAAAATAAAAATCGTTCCTTCTCACGTAGTCTTACTCTTGAAGGAATTGAAAAGATACGCTTTTCTCTTGAACTATGGACGGTAGATAGCCGACATACGATTCGCTCTACTATCCGGTCAACGATTTTTGTGGTACGGGTCAGAATCGAACTGACTACCATCGGTACTTCACACCGACACTCTACCAATTGAGTTACCGCACCATATTATATATAACGCTAATTACTGAAATATGTTCCTTATATTTCAAACAGTTTTCTTTACCCACTTCGCCTTACATTTTAATGTACAAAAATGAAGATTGCGTTTTCTTCCTTGTCCAGTAATTGGTTCATCACTTCTAAAAAATTTTCTACATACATCACATACAAATCCATTAAGTTTCTTCGCCATATGTATTCTCCACAGTTTTATATTGATTTTTGCGATAATGTTTCCAACTTTTCCGTGTTCTGTCAGGTCTAAACATATATGCACAACCTGCATATATATCACCACGATTACTTCTCTTAAAACAAATAAGACAAATATATTTGCCTTGTCGAGTACGAAGTTTTTTGAATACACTATTATTAGTGGTAGTTTTTAATGTTTCTTTCATTTTGATTCTCCTTAGTTAAACTAACACTAAGGGAAATATTCTACCATACCCATAAATAGTTACTCCTTACTAACTTGGTTTTTTAATGTATTAAACCAAAATTCAAAATCTTGGAATTCATCTTTAGTTATTATGTAACCCTTTAATCGTAAAATTCCATGTGAAACTAAAGAAAAGGCTTTTGTTACATCTCTATCTCTTTGTGACATAGAACTTATTCCATTATCTTTATCTACAAATATGCGATTATATAATTCACCCATATAGATGCTCCTTAAAAATTGGTAGCGAGACTCGGATTCGAACCGAGGACACGCGGTATGTAACACCGCTCACTCACCATTCGTTTTTCTCGCCATATATTGACATATTTCTTTTTGTAGTCGCGGTTGGAGTCGAACCAACAACCTTCCGCGTATCAGACGGATAATCTACCATTGAGTTACGCGACCATTTATTTTTTGCTCATGGGCTCAGATTCGAACTGAGATCTCTCGGTTTAACAGACCGACGTTTTAACCATTAATACTACCCATGAATATCTACCTTATCTACCATTTCCTTTCGTATGCATCTTACTCAGAATGATTAATCTTCCACCCGGATAAGGCATCGGGTCATATATAATTATGCTTTCATTGTATAGTACCGACAGCAGGACTTGAACCTACGACTCTTCAGATTTTTATCTCCATACTAACATTTTTATTGTACAATTATTATGTGTTCAGGATTAAATCCTCTATCACTAATCATCAATCAATCCCTGCAGGAACATCATAATACTTCGTGAATCCACCTTTCGCGGTGGCGCTCTACCAACTGAGCTATATCGGTATTTGTTGTTTGCTCCAGCAGTAGGACTTGAACCTACGACAAAGTGATTAACAGTCACCTGCTCTACCAACTGAGCTATGCTGGAATTTAATTACGACATTGAGTCATAATCTTTTTGTTTCATTTGTCGACGAATACGACGATTATAAGCCTGTTTATAAGCCTTACGTTGTCCTGGTTTATACAAATCCAAACGACATACACGAGTTAAGGCATCATCTTCATCAATAGTCTTTATGTGACCTTTGTGACCCATCATAACATAACCTTTCATTTTAAGTAAAAAGCGACGACCCTGATCAAGGGATGCCAGTTTATTTGTATAGTAAATTTATCCATATGTTAAACGTTATTCATACGGTAACTACCTGCACATATCGCTTATATGGATTATGGACAAGATTTACACTTGTAGCGTTACCCCTTCACGGGCAATGTGTTGTTGTCATATGTTTTCATCATTTTTCATCAAGCGTTCCCTCAAGAATTCATCAAATTACTTACATATGATATTACACCACCATAAAGCCAGCCGAGTTGGATTCGAACCAACGAAATACCGGGTTCAGAGCCCGGCGTGTTAAACCACTTCACCATCGGCTAATTTTTCATTTGCTAGCCTGCATGGACTCGAACCATGTCTAACGCCTTCAAAGGGCGGTGTGCTTCCATTACACCACAGGCCAATATACTTCTTTTTTTTTATGGTGGGCCTGATAGGAATTGAACCTACATTTATACTGGTTAAAAGCCAGTTGCAAAGCCAGTAATTTGCTACAGACCCATAAAATTGTTTAGTTACAACATATTGCGAGACCCATCGGACTTGAACCGACACCTTCCTCCTCGACAGGGAGACGCTCTACCATTAAGCTACAGCCCCATATCGGCCTTATTATTTCTAATAAGTACCGATGTGCAGAGGTTTGATTTTTCTAAACAAACCCAAGTGAAAACAAAAAGTGGGGCGACAAGGATTCGAACCTTGACTCGTCCAGCGAGACTAACGGGTTACAGCCGCGTACCTTAGCCAATTCAGTCATCACCCCATAAAAATTTATATTGTCAAAGAACATTTTGTTATAGTAAGGAAGATAGGATTTGAACCTATACCTGTCATCGACTCGGCTTCTACCGTACTACTTATACTACTTCCTTATTTGAACCTTTGTGGTACAGGTTGGATTTGAACCAACGTAGCCTGAAAAGGCGGAGGTTTTACAGACCCCTGGATTTAACCACTCTCCCACCGTACCAATTATTTTTTCTTAGTCGTATCTTTATACATTTTTAACTTACGACGATTGGATTTAAGTTCTTCTGTATTCGAAATATGTGAATACCTTGTCTTCCAATCAGCCGAAGAAGGAAATTCTTTTACTATCATTGCGTCTAAATATTGAGATAACCTCATTTACATTTCCTTCAAATTTTGAATGATATTAATACCATCTTCTGTTACAATCCAAGTTACTCTACCATCTAAATCAGGTACTCCACCTTCAGTATCCATTACCATTTCTTTTTCATTTAAGCTACTCATTAGTCCAGCTGCTTGATGTCGATTGAAACCTAAAGACATAATATCCTTAATTCCAAACCAACTCATATTTTCTTCAATTAAATCTGTAGGTTGCTTTCCGCCCATACATTCAAGACCTTCAGCAACTAAATATTTCAAAACCTTATTTTCTTTTTCTGTTAAGTTTATCATTTAAATTTCCTCACGATTACCAGAAATTGTTTGTCTTTTTATATAATACGTTTGTTGTTCTTTGTCCTTTTTATTCTTCATAACCCACTGTAGTTTTTTAGTACCTTTATTTCTACGATTACCATTAAAACCACTTTTACTACGATAATTAGCCATAACATTTTCCTTCTATTATTTAATTTCACCAACACAGAAAGATACGAAATAATATGTTACTTGTCAAGTTTTATTCCAAAAAAGTTAAAGTTAATTCTACAATCCGATGGTTAGGATATTCTAATAAAATTTTACCCTTTTCCTTTTTCGTCGTTTCTACTAAATCATGTGCTATACTAATAGCTTCTGTTACAGCCTTATCACGATTCTTTCCTATCATTGACGCCAATCCATTTAATTTATCAAGCATTTCTTGTTCCATTAAAACTTTCACTTCAATTAATTTTGTCGCAGACATGACGTTTCCTCCAGAAAAATTTTGCGGAGCTGACGGGGATCGAACCCGCAAATGCCTTCGCCGTGACAGGGCGATGTGCTAACCAGTTACACCACAGCTCCATTTTGTGAGATTGGAAGGGATATGATCCTTCGTTTCCACCTGCAATCGGTGGCGTCTTCTCTATTAGACGACAATCCCATTGGCGGTGATAGAAGGACTCGAACCTACATAAACATGCTGTTATTCCTAAAATAAGATGTTATCCTTATTTCGTCATCCGCTTAAAGCTCTGACTTTACAGCTATATCACCATTTAGTTGCGACGGCCAGGAGTCGAACCTGCTATTTCTCCCTTGCACGGGAGCGTGATCGCATTCAGAATAATTAAACATGATTTTGTCGTGTCGACCCAACGCTATCTCAAAACATTATCCTTTTCATAATCCGTTGCAACAGATTAATGAGAATACTTTCCGTATCACTACATCGCTTGTTTGTTTTGTGGGAGTAGTCGGGATCGAACCGACGACTACCAGGGACTTCACCCCTGAGCTCTACCGTTATTCTGAGCTACACTCCCATATTTATCAATTTCGTTTCCATCTTTATCAATTGGTGTAATTACAAGTAAATGATCACCAGCATTATGAAAAGCCCAATTGGCTTCCTCTTCAGTTTCATAACTTACTTTTTCAATATCACCATTTGAGTATTCTAACTCATAATAAAACATACTGGTTTCCTTTCTTGTAGCGATAATTGGATTCGAACCAATACCTAAACGGATATGAACCGTTCACTCTGCCGTTAAGCTATATCGCCATTTATTTTGTTTAATACTTTTTCTATTAAAATACTCCAAGATTCTTTTCTATTATGATATATTTCTAAGTGATTGTATTTATCACCCTTTATTCTATATAATAATTCTCCATTTTTCACATGACCAGTATTTACTATTTCTAAGTCTTCAATTATTATATCACCTTCATTATCAGTAACACTAATATCAGTAATACTAATTTTTACTTTTATACTCATTCGTCGTCTTCCTCCACCTTATCAATGTAAACCATTAAACCACATGCATCACAATGAAGATAATGTTCAATATCACCACCACCTATTCCACTTTCAACTTCATCAAACAGATGTTTTTCTTGTGGACACAAATATCGTTTCCATAAAAAATGAACTAATTTATTAGTGAATATTTTTGGATATGTCATGCCTCGCCATTTATATTCCATGTACCCTCCTTAATTGTGGAGCACCCGAAGAACGATCCCGGCTGCTTTCCTGATTGCAAGTCAGGTGACCACCCCACTGCAGTCCCGTGCCCCAATTAATTTTATTGTGGAGCTACAGGGATTCGAACCCTGAACTAAAGATTGCAAGTCTCTCGTAGTTCCCATTACTACCATAGCCCCGTAACGTGTCGCTGTTATCTACATATCAAAATAACGTGTCGATGAAATTTGTCCTTCCAGTTGGATTTGAACCAACTTCCGCATAAGGTTTGCCAGCGATATTCACTTGATTTCATTAACATTTAACCGGCCGAATTACTTTCAAGTTTTCACGACAGCCTAACTTATTTCTTCTTTAGATTCGGCTGATTAAACAGCAAAGGCGATCTAAAAACATCGTGTCTTACAAATTAAACGACAGAAGAAGTCCGCGTAGAAGGATTCGAACCTTCAGCGACCTGCATATAAGACAGGGCTTCTACCATTGAATTATACGCGGATATTTACTTCGATGAATCTTTTTCAATTTTTTCGTTCTCTACAAAGTATTCTAATGCTTCAACAATTAATGTATTAACATCTTTTCCAGAATCAATTGACGCTTGTATTAATGAAGCCATTGTTTCCATATTGAGTTCAAGTTCTAAATCTACAAGATTTGTTTCCATAACCTCTCCTTTATTTTAATTAAATAAAACGAACAAATAGTGAGTAAGAACATAATCTCCGTAGAGACTATTGGACTCGAACCAATTTTAACCGATAATCTTACTCAGCGGCTCGTATTTGAGCATCATGTCGGATTCGAACCGACCCCGTCAGATTGGAAGTCTGAAATGCTAGCCACTAACACCAATGACGCAAAATAAATGAACAAATTTTGATAATGGGAACTCCGGCACAACCCGTAAGCCATCTCTATGTAAGGGGATAACCATTACCATTCGGCTCATTTGTACTCTCGAAAGGATTCGAACCTTCAACCGCCTGATTCGTAATCAGGAACTCTATCCAGTTGAGCTACGAGAGTATTTATAAAAACGAACAAATAATCAAATAGGAGTTTTATCTATTCAGGGATAATCCTATTCATTCGGCTCGTTAGCAGGTGATACAGGATTCGAACCCGTGTTTTCGATTTTGGAGACCGACGTGGTAGGCCAACTACACTAATCACCTATAAATTTTTGTACTTCCCCTCGGATTTGAACCGAGACTGAACCGGGTCTAAGCCGGACTCCTCTGCCATTGGGATAGGGAAGCATTTTGTACTCCCGTCTGGTAACGATCCAGATTCTACGGATTAAAAGTCCGTTGCTTCACCATTAAAGCTTCGGGAGCATTT